CCGACGCTGTAGGACACCGCGGCCGCGGACACCGCAGGAACCGCAGTCGCCCACGCATCACCGTCAGGAGTGGATACCGCGAAACTGAACGAACCCGCATCAGCGGCCAACATCGGCACCGCCGCCGCCGAACACCAAGACGTCGAATCAGCCCGCGCAAGGTTCACCGCCAGGTCTGGCCACACCAATGCGCTACCGAGGTACAGCTGCGCCACCGGCGCAGCACCTGCGAACAGCTTGACGATGGCGGCCGCGCCGAGGGTGAAAGCCACTAGATCACCGCATACAACGTGTTGGGATCCTTCACCGGCAGGGCCGTGTACTCCGCTTCAGAACCGGTCCACACGGTGATACCCGCCCGGGAACCACGCACCGCCCCAATCACATCAGCGGCAGCCTGAACGGTCGCCCCGGCGGCGATCACCGCGGGCTTACCGGGCAGCGTCGCCCACGTCGAACCACCACCACCGAAGCCACTGAGGTCCAGCGGATCCGGGATATCCACCCCATCGAAGGAGAACACCGCGTTGCCGTCAGCGTCGAGGCGCACCCTGTCCGGGGAAATCCGTGTGATCCCACTGGCCGGCTGGCCGGGCTGGCGCATCACCGTGATCAAGTTCAGTTCGACATCGGAGACCGGGGCCTGAATGGTGAACGGGGCGATGATCCCGGGTTTTCCGTTGAACTTCACCTCGGCGAAGCTGACCCGATAGAACAGCGGGGTTTTCAACTCCAACAGTGCCGTATCCGCCAACAATCTGATCTCGGTGAACTCCGACACCCCGTCGTCGGCTTTGCGCCGCAACTTCACTCGGCCGTCGGTGTCGATCACACCTTGGATCGGGACGGGCACGAACCCGGTCGGCCGCGGGGAGGCGTGGGTGGCCAGGATGACATCCCCGGTCGCCAGCAGCGGTGTGAACAGGATTTTCGCGGTGACCGGCGCCGAATCCGGGTCGTGGTCGGTGTCGTTTTCGGTGTCGGCGACGATCGCCCGGAAATCCCCGGCCACACTGAAATACGTCGGAACACTAGGTGCAGTCACGACCCTCTCCTCACCGGAACATCAGCCACAACATCACGATCAGCGCCCTCATCGACACCTCACGACGGAACCTCGATAGCGGTGATCGACCGCAGAAGACCGACAGCAGCAGCGGTTTCGCTGCGCGGCGCCTTGCAGTGGGCGGTGTGGTACACCGCAAGCGCGTCCCCCAGCACCAGCATTTCCGCGAACGTGCCCTCGACGTAGCCGTAATGCTGATGGCATGCCTGGCAGACAACCTTCATCAACGAACTTTCATCTTCATCGTGTACGACATCGCAGTCTGTACAACGGTTTTCACCATCATCACCCCGACGATGGTCCACGCTTCCTTGTCGAAGGCGTTGAAGTCGGGGCCGATCATCGTGGCCACCACCGCGAACACCGCGGCACCGATGTCAAGGACCGCGCCCTGGATGAAGGTGCGCACCGTTGCAGGGCCGGCCTCAAATGACTGCTCCAGGTGCACCTCGGGGGAACGCCCGGTAACTGCGGCGGCCAGGGCGCTCTTGCCGTTGGCCAGCAGGATGTCCTTGTTCTCGACTGCCGCCTCGACGAGTGCCTGCCGCATCATCTCCCGAATGTCGGGTGGCACCGTGACCTTGACGACGGTGCCGGTCTCGGGGTTGCGGGCGCTGACAGACATCGGCGGCTCGGGACGCTGCGGCGGCCCCGGGTCCGGTTTGCGTTCCCACGGAAGGCTCATTAGAAGCCCTCCCGGACACGGTCGTAGAGTTCACGGGCTTCGATGCCCGCACGTTCGGCGAGGGCGAAGACGAGTGACTGGGTGAGCAGACCTTCGGCCCGGATGTTGCGCAGCTGCGACTCGAGGTCTTCGTCCTGGCTGTGATGGTGCGGATAGCCGGTCAGCGGCGTCCCACCGTAGGTGGATGTGACGGTCTCGTAGGTCGGCTCGACGGGTGTGGGCTCGCGGTAGACGACATCGGGGGCCAGCGGGTGGTCCATGTCGGCGACGAACGCCGAGGCCACTTCCAGGGCGCGCCAGTACCGGCTGCGACGGTCCTCTATGCCGTGGAGTCCCCCGTTGATGGCGCGGGTGACACCTTCAAGGTCTTCCGAATCAGCCATTGCATTGATGCCCGGTCGAGCAACAGTCCAATACCAGACTGCGCCAAGAAAACCGTATCGGTCACCGCCCAGTTCGTCAGGGAACTCAAGGAAGTAGGTCGCGGATGGAACCAGTCCTCGCTGAAAGGCCCACTCGGAGACGGCGCGCACGTTATGGCGACCTGTGATCTGGATCGGGCCTCTGCCCTTGAAGCGAGGACCGTCGCCAGGCTCAGTGTTGCCAAGGTCAGCGCGGCCTTCGTATGCCCACCCATCGTCGGCGATTTCCTCCATGTAGAGCAAGCCGGCACTTTCGTGGCCGATCTGAGCGATCCACTGGGCCACCCGGCGCGGGGTGTAGCACTGCGACTGCTCCAGGGCGTCCCGGACCTGGGGCAGCAGTTCCCGGTAGCGTTCCATCGGCAGCGAGTCGCCCATGGCGTAGGACAGCAGGGCAGCGTCGTCCGGTCCTGCCGGGTTGGGCACACCGACCACACCGTGGACGCGGGCGTAGCTGTAGCCCTTCGGGGCCATCAGGATCATGCACTGCCGCAGCGTGATCCAGTATCCGAACGGGTGTCCGCCGGAATCGACAACCCAGACGTAGCGTTCGCCGTTCTCCTCGGCCCACCCCATGAAACTCACGTAGTGGTAAATAGTCCCGGAGCCGTAGAAGTTCGGCGCGGGACCGCTGCCGCGCTGCGGCCTGGGCGGGTTGTTCGCGGGGGATACGAAGTTGCCCACCACACCGAACCCGGCGTCGATGGACGACTTCAGGTTGTCCCAGAACTCCTCCATCTGCGCGTCGGACGGTGGGTCCAGCGGCAGGTCCACGGTGATGTAGTCGGCGTCGTGGACGTGCTCGTTGAGCACTGCGGTGATCTGGCCGATGTAGTCGGTGCCGCCCTCGTGGGTGTTGCACTGCTGTGCCAGCCAGGACTCGTCGAAGTGGATGTCGCGGGTGTTGAGCACCGTCTGTGCCGACGCTGGGCCGCACCACCAGCCGGTCTCCTGGGGGACCAGGTCCCGGTCGTAGGGGAGGATCTTCTCGGTCATGATGTTTCCTGTCCCTTCATCGCTGCGGCTACGTCGGAGGGTTTGATCATGATCGACTGCCCTTGGGTGTAGGACGGGATGAGGTCGGCGGCGATCATGCGGTTGAGTTTGGTGACGGTCAGGCCGATCACCATGCCGGGCAGGTAGGACTTCGGCACTGCCTTGTCAGGATCCACGCCAGCGGCGTACACGGTTTTGACGGTGTTGACCGTTTCGGTCTGCACCGGTACTGGACTTCCGCGTCCCGCGATGGGGTTGAGTCCCTTTTGGGTGAGCCAATATTCGACTACGCCGGCTGTCGGTTCCGGGGCGATCCGCTTCTCGGGCCGTGTGGGTGGTGTGGTCAGGGTGAATGTCATGTCTCTCCTACGCCACCGGGTAGATGATTGACTTCCCGCGTCTCCCCGGCGTCCGGGCAGACTTGGGCGGGGTCAGCTTTGATCGGGTAGTCCAACCAATGCGCCGGCCCCACAGTCTTGTTCAAGTGATCCAACGCGATCTGAACCCCGGACCGGCTGTCCCCCTGGACCGGCTTCCAGGTGTCCAAGTGGTAGACGTTGTGCGCTGAACTCATGCCGGTGAAAAGTTGAACGATGGCATCGAAGGCGGTACCCAGCGGGATGAGTGACGAAGTTTGCCCCATCAACAGTTCGAATATTGCCGTCAACGCCTGATCGTTCACACCATCGCCGTTGGCACAGACCGGATCGCCTTCGGCGGCGAACTCCCACACCAGATCGGTGGTATTGGTGAGCCTGCGTCCGTAGGCGGCGATACCGTGACCCGAAGGCACCGGGGTGCAACCAGGGAATGCCCTGCCCTCTTGGCGGATTGGGTTGCCCATCAGGACAATTCCCAGGCAGTCGGAAAGCCGATTGACCTCACCGGAGCGGAGCTTCTTGTAAACCTCGCCCATGATCAGCGCACCCTGCGACAGACCGACCAGGATGAACCGGCCAGGTTTGGCGTTGATCGCCTCGACCACCCGTTGGATGCCCTGAGCGGAGGATTGCCCCATGAAGATGTTGTTGGGATAGCCGGTGATCTTGGTGTGGGCGAAAAACTGAGCGTTGAGGCCCAGCTTGAACGGCGTCAACTCAAGATTTGAGTTGGTCCCGACGCACTCGTAAACATTGATTTTCAGGTGCGGCGAGGGGGCGTGGTAGCGCACAGCGCAGTACCCGATCCCACCGGCGCTCCCAGCGCCCATGCCGGCACCGCCACCCGATCCGCCACCACCGGGCTTGTTCACGTTCGGCGATGCGGGCCCGGCCCCGATGCCACCGACGTAGACGACATCGTCAAATTCCAGATCGCGTCCACCGCTGAGGTTTCCGCCCTGCGCGTCCTGACCAACCATCGCGGAGAGGATGGTGCCGCTGCTCATGCTTCCACTGTTGCCGGTGGGGTCAGACCCGCCAGCGCCGACGAAATGCCCGAACTCAAGGACACCTGTCGAGGTTTTGGCGTACAACCTGACAGAGCTTTGCGACCCCGGCTTGCCTGGGTTGCCACCATTGGGGAACGTGACTCCGGTTCCGCTCGCACCACCCGGCCCTGGCCGCAGTTCCACATGGATCGACTGCACCTCGCGTCCAGCGAGCCAGTCTTGGATGCCCACCGTGGTGGCGTTCCACTTCGCGCCGTAGCCGCCCCGCCCGACCCCGGTGAGGCTTCCGCCCTGACCGCCGCCGCCGCCGCCGAGTGCGATCAGATCGACATGCGTCGCCCACGACGGGATGTCGACGGTCGCCGGGGTGGTGGACTGGGTTGCGAACAGCACCGGCTCATTAACGGGTGGCTGTGCCTTCGCAGCTGAATCATCGTGCGATACGGACTTATTACCCATTGTCGTTCTCCTTAGTGCGTTCGCGGTTACCGACGATCACTTTTCTGCTCCGATCTTCCCGCCAGGTAACTCAATTCCGGTGGCTTCGATCAACGCCGTGAGAACGTCGTTGAGCAGCCAGAACATGGCCTCGATGGATTCCAGTGTCGCGTTTGGTCCGTTCATGGCGTCGATGATGCCCTGGCTGAACGCCGTAACCTCCGCGATCTGCTCCTGAATGTAGGCAGCAATCGCGGTCAGGTTCTCGGCCACCCACCCATCCTGCTGTATCAGGTATTCGCTTATCTCGGTTTGGGTTTCGATAACGCCGTGCTGCGCTACCAGCGCGTCGTACAGCGTTTCGATGGTTTGACCGGACGCGCCGTAGCCACCCTCGACACCCCACGTCAGAGCGTCAACGAACAGTTGCAGACCTTGTTGCAGGTTGGGCAGTATCTCCGCGCCGCTGGAATCTAAGAAACCGTCGCCCAGGACGTTTGCCGTGGACAGGTTGCCGTCAGCGGTGAGGTTCTTCGTCTTCGCTTCCAGCGCGTCGAGTCGAGCTTTCAGCGCCGCGTTCTCGGCTGCCAACACATCGACCTTGGCGAGTGTCGCGTTGGTGGACTGACACCAGTCCACGATGGCCTGCAACGCTTCCTGCTCGGTGCTGCCAAGCGCAGTGATGGGCTTGCCCAGGAACCCGCCAAGGAAAGCCGACGCAATTTTGGAACCTGTCTCCGCGTCTTTGGTGATGCGCCGGATGGCGTTGACGGCACTCTCTGGCGTTGGCGTGGGTGTCGTTGTGAAAATGCTGGTGATCCCGGCGATGAGCGCACCGAGATCGGTGGACGTGTCGAGGATCATCTGTGCTTGCTCGGCAGTCAGGCCGGTGCCGTCGCCGCCGCCAACACCCAACGCCGCAAGTGCATCGACCGCGACCTGCGCCGCCGCAATATCGGCACGAATCTGATCCATCGCAGGTTTGACAGCCGCAACCGCAGGCCCGTCCACACCGTTACCGACGCTGGTGTCGGTTGAGCCGGTAATCGCCCGGATGGTGGGCAGCACAAGGGTTTCGCGCAGATGCTTGTACCCCAGGTTCAAGCCCTCGATCTGCTGGGTGCGGGTCAGAATCTCCTGCGCCAAGTCCTGGCCGAGACCATTCACATACGCGCCAACTAAACCGTTGCCCTGGTTCAGGTCGGCGGCAAGCCACGTCTGCACCACCGCCAACGCCAAGTCGGTGATCTGCGACGCCGACAGGATCTGCTCACTGTTGGCTAGGACCACGCCATTTGGTGCCAACAAATTGAGGTTGAGCGACTTGCCGTCGGGGGACACCGCCACAACCTCGGCATCCCCGGCAATCCCGGCATTCAAGCTGGGGCTGACGTTCAGGGGACCGGCGAAGGGCTTACTCAAAACCATTTGAACGATGGCCTCAACCAGCCTCGGCAGCCCGGCCTGCACATCAGCGATGGTGACGTTGCTGTTGGCACCTTGACCGGACAGCAGGGAAAGCAGGACCATGAAATCGTTGGCCTGATTCGACAGGGCTTGCCATACGACCTCCACGTCGGCGACTGTGGCACCGGGCTTCAAGCCGAGCAGGTCCAGTAGCGGCTGCAAATCAGCCCCCAGGTTGCCGCCGCCGCCAGCGACGACAGAGAGCAAGTCGTTCCACGCGGTGACTGCCAACCCAACAAGCCCGCCGCCCGCAATCGTGATCGCCGACGCCGGCGGATCGCCTGCAACCGCCGTGAGGAACTGCTGCAAGCCGACACTCGTTGCGTACGCGCTGACTCCGGTCGAGGCAAGGTTGTCGTCAACCCCGCTGATGTAAGCGACCAGGTCCGCGACGGTGGCGTTGGGCTTGCCACCGAAAGCGTCGACGATCTGCTGCGCCAAAACCTCACTACCGACACCGCCGCCACCCAACGCCAGGATCGCCGCGACCGCATCCGCAACCGTCGCACCCGGCTTAACGGCCACACCATCAAGCAGCTGCGTCAGCGTGACCGAAACCGTCGACGCCTGCATAGCCGCGTTAGCCGCGGTCATGCTCGCGGCCCGGATACCCGATAACACCTCGTTAGCGGCCTCAATAGGGGTCGCCCCGCTTTTACGGGCCAGTTCGTCGATCAGTTTTTGCAGGTTGGCGGTGATCGGCATGTTGTCCACCACGATCGTCACCAGATTCGCCAGATCCGGGGTGATAACGTTCAGCAGATCCATGGCAGAGGTGGTTACCAACGCCCCCGCAACGGCCTCCGCCACAGTGGCATTCGGCTTGCCGGCCAAACCGTCGAGAAGTTGTTGAAACGCCGCGAAATCCGCCCCACCCAGGGATGCGATCACCGCCTCCACATCCGGCAACGTCGCACCAGGCTTACCGGTAATCGCGTCGATCAACGCCTGCAAGGCACTGCCGGCACCGCCCACGCCCGCGAGCAAGTCGTCGAAGCTGGCACCCGGCCACATGTCAGCGGCGATCCGCTGCAGCAGCATCGTGTGGTCGTTGCACATCCCAAGTTTGGCGATGGGACTGTCGCAGCTACTGAAGATGCAGTTCGTCATCCTTCACAACCTCTTCTCGAACATCAGGGACTGCGGGTGTCTGCGACGGTGACGGAATGCACCGAGCTGGGGGTGATCTGGCCGAGCACACCGAACTGGGCGCGCCCGCCGAACCCCCAGCCGCGGTTGGTGATCAGCGGGGTGGTCAACCGGGTCGGGTCGTCCCACTCGATCAGCACCGAGTTCTCGCGGATCACCCTGTAGGAGTAGGGCGCTTTGGTGGGGTCGGGGTTGGCGTCGCCGCACTCCAGGGTGAGGGGAACCCCGGGGGCGGGTTTCGGGCACGGCACAACCTCAACCGGCACATCTGCGGCAGTGCCCAAGTTGTAGCCCAGATGCAGGCGCCCCTTGCCGTCCGGGCCGATGTCCCACCACGCCACCATGTAGGACTTGTGATCGGCTGACACCCGGGCAAAAACCATGTCCTGGGCGGAGTTACCCAGCGGAACCGTTTGCAGCACAGTGGTTCCGGTCACCCGCGTTACCGCCTGGAACGGGGTGGCGGTCTGCGCATCCTTCGGGTCGACGCGCCAGCAACGGATCGTGTTCGCCGCGATGCCGCCGCGTTTTAACACCGCCTGCCCGCCGGCCAACACCATTGACCCGGCCCCGTTGTCGACGACCAGCCAGCCCGGACCCAGATCGGGGGCGTCGGGGCGTTCGAAGTCATCCCCACCGACGACACCCCCTGCCGGCTTGTTCACCGCCGCAAGAAGTTGCGCGATCGTCGTGGCCTGCGCCGCCGTCGACGCCATCAACAGGGCGAACTGATCGGCCGCATCATCAGCAGTGATCGTCGTGTCCGGTTTCACCCCAGTCAGTGACTGCCAGAACTTGTCCAGCCAGGCCTGCCACTCGGCGACGTGCAGCCACTCCCCGATCTTGTTAAGTGCGTCCTGAATGAGGTGGATGATCGACGCGACCAGCGCCTGCCCGGAGGACAGGTCCAGGCCGGTCAACTCCAGCACTGCCGGAACGACGAACTTTTCCCATGTCTTCTTGAACTGCTCGATGATCTCCAGGAGGTCGAACGGCTTGATCTTGGGGTTGGGGTCGAGCCGGTTGAGGGGGTTCTTGTCGGCGGGGAGCTGCAGCTGCCGCAACTCGGCGGGGTCGAACGAGCGTGGCATCAGACGGGCTGGACCTGGATGGACAGCTGGGCGCCGTCACGTTTGAACTCGATCAGCGCCGGCAACCCGAGCACACCGTTGTTGAGGATCCGCACGTAGAGAGTGCCCTCGTTGCCGGTGTGGTTGGCCCGCACTCTGGCCAGACCGTTGTCGGGGGTGACGGCGTCGCCGGGAGCGGACTGGGTGGAGAAGTGCGGCACGAGCGTGGTCCAGGTCGACACGTTGCCCCACCCTTTGGCGACGACTTTCCCGTCCTTCGGATCACCCAAGAGCACCTCGATGGCGAAGATCATCGGGTCGGCGTCGGCTTCCATGCCCCGGATGCGCATGTGCCCGAACACGATCGGCGTCCACGGGAAGTCCTGCGCCGGCAGAGCGTAGGAGCCGATCGGCACCGACACCGAGGCTTGCAGTCCGGACACGGATTTGAACGCCGCCTCGGGCATCGTGAAGAACCGTTGCCCGATCTCCGAGGCCGGCCGCGGCTCCCACAGGTCGGTTTTCTCGTTGAACGTCAGCACGTCCCCGGTCTGCGGCACGATGTTGCCGTTGACGTCGGGGGCGTCGGCGATGGAAGTGGCCGGCCCGCGCGGACCGCGCGGGGCTTTGAGGTACATCGTCCAGTTGGGCAGGGTGTCGGTGCCGGTGACGGTGATGTAGGAGTCGACGTCGGGGTCGTCGGGGTCGAGGAGCTCGACGTTGGGGGTGATGATCGGCACCGGGCCGGGCGGGCCCTGGGTGCCCATCTGGAACACCTGCCAGTGCGTGCCGTGCCACAGGTACGCCTTCGAGCCCAGGACGTTGCCGAGGTCGTCGCGTTCCTCGATGATCCAGTACTTACCGATGTCGGCGGGGTCGTTGGTGAGGTTCGTCGGCAGGTCCTCGACCACGACGATGTTGTCGGACTGCAGTTTCAGGATGGGGGCGTTACGTCCGGGCGGCCCGGGAGGACCCATCAGGGCGGCCAGTGACAGGGTGCCGTTACCTCCGAACAGTTCCAGGGTGGCCGACACCTGGTCGGGTGTGTCACCGTCGGAGAGCACCCCGAACATGTGGACGTTGGCCAGCACCGTGCCCAGGTGGACGCGGTCTCCTATCTGTGGCTTGATGACGGGGATTACGCCTCGGTTGCTGTCCATTGCTCCTCGAACTCGGGGTCGATGGTGATGGCGGGGGTGACGCGCCACGGCCGCGGTACGTCAACCTCGGGTGCGGTGTCGTCGGCGGCGGCGGGCAGCCACATGGGCAGTGCGCCGCCGCGGAGTTTGATGCGCCGGCGGCTGCGGTCGAGGTTCCAGCCGGCGCCTGCCAGGACGGCGGCGATGGCGTCGCGGGCCGCCGGTATCCAGGTCAGATCCAGGACGCCGCCGTCGGCTCCGGTGGGGTGGTCGAGGTCGGCGTGCAGCAGCCCGCGGGCCGCGGGATCGTGCGCGCCGGTGCGCCGCCACCCGCACAGGGCAAGGTGATAGGCGCAGATGTGCGGCAGGGCCGGCACCACGGCCAGTCCGGGGACGGCGCGGATCGTGTCGAAGATGGCCAGCATCGCCGCTGCTGTGTCGCGGATCTCGCGCACGGCGCCCTGTTGGGCCGGGGTGAGCCCGTCCAGGTGGGGCGGGGCGGCGAGCACGGCGCGGGTGCGGGCCAACCCGTCATGCAGATCCGGTTCCGCTTCGACGTCGGTGACCCCGTAGTGCAGCATCAGAAGATGGTTCCCTCGCCGAGTGCCAGGCCGGCGATCGACGCCACCGCCTGCAACGCCCGCACCCCCTGCGTGAGTGCGTCGTCGTCGCGGCTGTCGTCCCCGATCGACAGCGAATAGGTGATCGGTTTGCGGCGGTCGTACTCGTACTTGATCGCAGAGGCCTGGTCGGCGTAGACGATGCGGTCCTGCTCGAACCCGAGCCTGTCCCCCAGTCCGTAGTCGACGAGGACCACCCAGGGGGCGGCGTTGCGGATGGAGGTTTTGAAGGCGCGGTAGGCGCGTTTCTTGTACCAGCCGACCCGGATCGTCAGGAACCCGGAGACGACGTAGGCGGTGCCGGATCCGCCGCGCTCGAAGTGCTCGCAGTAGGCCAGGCTGCCGGTGTTCAACGCCCGCCCCGGGTCGGTGAACGCCTGGTAGGCGAAAAACACGTCGTCGAGCTGACCTTGGTAGAGATTGTCCAGGCCTTCGGCGCCGGTCAGCTCGTAGGCGCCGCCGACCGGGCCCAACGGGATGACCTCCGCGATCTGGGAGATGCCGTAGCGGATCCCATAGGTCTGCAAATCGTTGAGGAGCTTCGGGCTGTGGCCCCCGGCGAAAATCGTCTTGACCGGGCCCTTGTGCAGGGTGACGTTCGACTCGATGATCCCGGAGTGCTGGCCCTCCCGGTAAATCACCGCGGGCTTCTCCGGGGCAACCATCGCCAGCCGGCGGAACAGCGGGTCCGGTTCACCGTCGCCGTCGTTGTCGATCTGGATGACGGTGTTGGTGATCAGGTCGTCGGCGGTGGAGGCGACAAGGTTGATGATCCCGTCGACGGCGGTGCCGGTGGGGCCCTCATATCCGCTCTTGTCTTCGAAGGAGTGGATGACGCAGTTGCGTTGCGGCCGGGCCAGGTGGGCCAGCTTAGGTCCGACAAGGGCTTCGAGTTCGGTGTGCGGGTTGTCGAGGTCCTCGGTGAAGAACGTGTAGGAGCGGGCGATCACCCCGGCGTCCTTGAACAGGTCCAGTGTGGCCGAGTGGAAGTCGTTCCATGTTGCGGTGAGCATCGACGTGCGGGACTGGTCGGTCACCGGGTTCACCCACGCCACCTGCTGCGGATAGTTCATCGGCGAGAGCGCACCGGAGGTGAGGGTGTCCACCCACGCCCCCGGGTTCAGCACAGACTCGACCACCCGCATCGGGGAGTAGATGCGCAGCAGCTGCAGCCACAACGTCGCCCACGCGATCGTGCAGGTGTTACCGGGCAGGAAGAACATACGCGGCAGGGCGATCTCGGGTGGCTGACCGGGGATCGGGGACGGCGAGACCAGGATGTGTTTGAGGTGCTCACGCTGGTGGGTGGCCACCAACTCCACCGTCGCGATCCCGGAAGAGTCCCGCTTGGCGTGGATCTGGGTGATCTTGCCGCCCCACCGGGTGCGCCAGGACGGGTTGGTGGGGATGGGATCAATGCTCAGGTGGAGGTCGGTTTCCAGGCGGACCATGGTCTTGACGAACGTGGCCAGGTAGTGGCCGTCGCCGCGGATCACCACGGTGGCCTCACCGGAGTCGGTGGCGACTTCCTCGGCGACGCAGCTGATTTCCCCGCCGATGCGGGCGATGTGGTCAAGGTGCTCGTTCTGCATGCGGATCAGCGGACGCTGGCGGCCGGCGGCGGCGATGGTGTCGCGGCGTGACCGCAGATACCGGTAGGCCGACATCGGGTCGGTGACCGGGTCGGGCTTTTCCAGGGCGCCGACCACATGGTCGACGAACAGCCCGGCCAGGTTCTGGGTGAACTGCAGCCCGGGAGCCCACTGCGCCACGCTTTCCAGCAGTGGGGTGGCGAAGTCGCCCATCAGTACGGCCTGGAGTAGTGCTGGGGCATGAACACCGTCACCTGACCGCCCGGCCGGGAGTGCCTGACTTTGATGTTGGCCACCGTGCGGGGCGGGATCATCGACAGGAACCGCACACCGTGGGCGCGCCGCCACACCGGCTCCCCGAGGTCGCCGAGGTCGTGGAGGAAGAAGTCCAGAATCCGCGACGAGCGGATCAACTGGTAGAAGGCGTTGTCGACGGGGTCGGCGGCGCCGGTGACGGTGCGGGCGTCCTCGTCGGTGTCCACCAGGACAGGGGCTTCCTTCACTGTCACCAAAGGCAGTTCGACCAGCCGGGCGGTCATGCCGTCGGACACCCACGCCTTGCCGGCGGTGTAGAGGAACTTCGGGGCGGCCGGCATGTCGGAGCGGTTCGCGATCGAGATGACCTGCTCATCCCACGGCTTTTTCTTGGTGAAGTTGTCCTTGTGCGCGGTAAAGGTTTGGTAGAGAGCGGGTTTGGCCCACACCGGGGAGCACGCCAGGATCTGCATGTCGTGGGTGGCGGTGTTGTTGCCTGCGTAGACGGGATCCTTTTTGAAGCTCGTTTCGCATGGGCGGGCCTGCATCACCGCGATCCACCGCCACCCGCACGTCGGGGTCCAGGACCCGAGCCAGCCCGGGACGCCGACCGGCCAGGCCTGCCACCACCGCGACTCCACCATCCGATATTGGGTGGCGTTGAGTTTGCGGGTCTGCGAGCCGATCATGGCCCCGCAGTTGATGATCCGCTTGTTGATGTTGGAGCGCTCGTAGGTGGCGCCGCGCTGGTAGGCGGTCTCGGTGAGCAGATGCTCGAACGGCAGGTGGTAGTGGCCCTGCAGTTCCTCGGCGAACTGCACCCCCTGCTTACCGGCGTCCGGGCCGGCCAGGTCCCAGCGGGAGCCATCGGGGCCGATGTAGATCAGGCGGGTGGCTTCGGAGCGGAACCGCGGCGGCAGCGTCTGCCAGTTCGTCCAGATGTGGGCGGCGTTGCCGACGTACTCGACGGCCCCGCTCACGGCGTCTGCCTCAACGCGACGCGGGTCCGGCCCTGCGCGGCCTGCTGCGGCGCCACGCTGGAAGACAGATCAGGGGTGCCGAACTGCGAGCCGGCCAGGTTCATGGAGTTGTCGACGCTGTAGTTGTTCGTGGTGTCCCCACCGGGCTGCTGGGCGCCGGTGAACTGGCTGCCCGGGATCACACCCGCACCGCCGGAGCCGGGCCCCCCGGGGACGAACGGGGCGGTGGCCTCGGCCGGGCCGCCGACGTTGAGCGCACCGAAGGCTTGCGGCACGTTGGACAGCAAAGCACCGAACAGGCCCCCGCCCCCACCGCCGCCGGCGGCGTCGGCGGTCGCACCGTCACCGCCCTTGACCTTGACCTTCGACAGCCCGCCCAGGAGCTTCACGATGCCCAGGTCGGCGGGGTTGCCGAAGATGCTGCCGTCAAAACCGAACGCCTCAGCGATGCCGGACACGAAGTCCTGGCCGAAGCTCTCCCCCATCCCCTTACTGCTGTCCTTCTTCGGGGACTTCTTGGCTTCGGTGTTGTACTTCTGCTCCGCGGAGGTGAGGTCGTTGAGTGCGTCGATGTGATCGCGTTGCGCTTTGGTGACCGCGTTCTCCGCAGCCGCCCGCTCGGACGGTTTGATGGTCGACGGGTCGCCCATGTTCATTTCGGTGAGCTTCTGACCGGCCTGGTCCCAGGCGAACTGGGTGTCCTGGACACGCTGTTGGGCTTCCCGCACCGACTTCAGATCCGAATACGAGGTGGAGCCGGGGCCGTTCCAGTCGGGGACGTCGAAGCTGGCCGGGGGTGGCCCGGTCATGTCCACTGCGGGTGAGGAGGCCGGGGTGTAGGCCGGTGGTGCCGCTGTCACCGCCGGTGCTGGGGCCGCCGCGGTGGTGGCCGGGGCGGGAACGGTTGCGCTCACGGTGGTGGTTTGGGCGGCGGTCTGGGTGGCAGGGGACGCGGCCTGCACCGCCGGCGCTGACCGGTTAGCGGGGTTGTTCGCGTAGATGTAGCCGCGCCCGCGTGACACCGCGGCGGCATTGTCCGCGCTGATCCAATACTCTTTGCCGCCGAACGCGGGGTCGGCGATCTTCAGCGCTCGGTTGGCATCGTCGACGCCCATGACGGCGACGTAGTGCATCGTGCCTTCGCTGTAGTTCGGGGCCTGGGTGCCCATGATTCCCTGCGGGCGAACACCGTTGAGGGCGTAGTTGATGACCGCTCCGTATCCGGCTTTGACCGATCCGGCGATGTCGTTGTACAGCTTGGCGGGGTTGGCCGCACCGCCCATCACGGGGACACCCTGGTAGTTCGCGCCCCGCAGGTTGCGGTTCAGGCCGTCGACGACGCGGTCGAAACCAGTGCCGGACGTCGTTGTCCCCATCTCGCTGATGAGCTGGTTCTCGGACTTGATGACGCCGCGGCCGTTGGCCACGATCTGGACCGACCCGGGGCCACAGTCCCAGGACTGCTCCTGGTTGATGATGCCGCGGTTGAAGTTGAGGACCGCCGCGCTGCCGGACATCGTCGCGCCGGGGTTGGCGGCGGCGTAGGCCGATTGCCCGACGGCTTGCGCCGCGCCCTCCCGCGCACCCTTGGCCGCCGCCGCCGCGATGGTGCTCGAGGCGGACTTCACCCCGGAGGTGACCACCGCGGCCGCGGTAGCCGGAACCCCGTTCGCGCCGGCGGCGCCGGTGTAGGGCACGGTCGACCAGTCGGTCTTGGGCTTGGTGTTGTCCGCCGGGGGCGGCGCCACATACGTCGACACCGGGGGCGCGGCGGGTATCGGGTATGCGCCAGGAGTGGGCATGGATGGGGTGGCGAACGACCCGCTACCCACATAGCCGCCTACCGACGGAATGTTCAGATCCGTTGGCAGGTTGGGAATCTGACCGACGTCGATATTCGGGACCAGCTTGCCGATCACCGGGATGCTCTTCGCGGCGTCGGCGAGCTTCTCGACCCCGCGTAGGACGAAGTTGATGGCGTCGATCATGCCGTCCAGCAGCGGCTTCATGCCTTTGTAGGCGGTCTCGACCGCCCCGGACACGACCGGCCACACCTTCTCGAAGATCTTCTGCAGCTTCTCCGTCTCTTCCATGACGTAGGGGATCGCCTTCTGGGCGAGTTCAGTCAGCTTCTCGATCACCGGGATCACGATCGGGACGATGGCCACGAACACCTGCATCAACTGCTGGCCGATGGTCGCAGCGAGCTGGAGAATCTGCGGGATCATCGGTGTCACCGTCTGAATCAGCTTCATGAACGCCTGCGACAGAGGCTCGATCAGCGGAGCCATGGCCGAGAAGTACTGCATCAGCTGCTGCGCGACGATCATCGCGACTTCACTCAAGATCGGGGCCAGCTGTTGAAAGATCGGCAGCAGTTGCTGGGCCATCGACTGCCAGATCGGCCCCAGCACCTGCATCAGTTGGTTGAAGGCCGGGGCCAGCGATGTGACGACCATCGAGGCGACCTGAGCCAGCAGCGTGAACAGCGGAGACGCGGCGGTGAGCAAGTTGGCGAAGGAACCGGCCAGCGCGGCGATTCCCGGCTGCAACGCCGTGAAGATCGGGGTCAGCGAAGTCATCAACGCCTGACCGATCGGCGCCAGCGAGAAGAACACCGGCGCCAGCGACTGCACCAGATCGAAGAATTGGCCCATGCCGGTGATCGCGGTGGAAATCCACTGCTGCAACTGCCCCGACGCTGACGCTTGGGACACGAACTGCGAGAAGCCCTGCGCGGCCTGGGTGATAGCCGCCCCCAGTTGCGGCATGAACGACGAACCCACCTCACCCAACTGAGCGAACGCCGCGGTGATCGGCTGCAACGCCGGGGTCAACTGCGCGAACCCGCTGACGATGTTGTTCGTCATCGACTGCAACGTCGACATCATCTCCGGGGTCGTCAGCTGCCGCATCAGATCCGCGCCCGCCTGACCGAACACCGACGACAACTGCGACAGGCCGGTGCGGGCCATCGGCAGCATGGTCTGCACGAAGTTCGTCAGCTCACCCTGCATCGGTGCGAAGAACCCGTCGGCGACGGTGAACTTCAACTGATCGAACAGCGGCATCAAACCCTGAATCTCGGTGGCAACACCTTGGGCGGCCGGGCTCAACTGGGAGAGAGACTCGGCGAACTTCACCGGATCCTTGATGTTCTTCATGGCGTCGCCGAAACCGTCGAACGCCAACGCCAACGACCCGATCGCCGCCCCGGCCCCGACAGCGGCCGCGGGCAGCAGCCCAAGGGCTCCGCTCAACTGCGACGCCACACCGGCCAGGCCAACCATGCCGGCCGCCATCGCCGGGCCCCCCATGCCGCCGCCCTTGAACGCGCCGCCGGCTGCATCGGAGGCGGCCGAACCGAACTCGGCGCCGTACTTCTGCCCGTCGCGGCCACCGTTGAGCAGCGACCCGAGCCGGTTGCGGTCCACGTCGACGTTGACATGGACGGTATGGCCGTCCAAGGAGTCGATCTTGGCCCGGGCGCTGGCGGTGTCCGCGTCGACGTCGACATCGACGGAGATGCCCGACAGTTCCTTGTCGATGTCCTGCTTCCACCGGCGGCCCGCTTCCCGCGCGGCCGGGTCGACTTCCTTGAACGCCCGGGCGATACCCGAAGCGACACGGGAGGTTTCGGGAATGACGGAGACGAACACGTCTGCGATCGAGCGGCGCTGCCTAGCCATTCCCACCACCTCCGATCATGGTCATGCCCACCCGGGCCAGATAGTCCTCAACGGTCATCGTGTTGTCGTCCGCCTCGTCGGGGTCGCGGTAGACCACGCCCGGCCGCTGCAGCGGCGTGGGCCGGTACTGCTGGTCAGCCGGATCGCGGGTGGCGTCCTCGGTGTTCAGCCAGGTCTGCACCCGCAGCTCGTCGACCGCCATAGCCAGCAGGTGCGATTCCGGGGAAAAGCGTTCCGAGCGGGCGAAATGCGTTGCCGTGCCGGGTTGGGCGTGCAGGACGAAGCTGACAAGTTCACCGAAACTGAGCCGTTCGGTTCCGACGTCAGCCCAGCGCAGGCGGGCGCAGATCAGGTCACGCTCGACGGCACCGAAGTGCTGGCTCAGGATGCCGACGAGCGCGAGGATTCCCCCGCGATGGCCTGATTCCACTGCGACCACGCCTCGAACATGCCGCCGTAGTCCTCGTCGTCGAAGTCGTCGGACACCTCCAGCGCCTTCTCACTGGCGACCCGTTCCAGGACGAACCACATCTGCTCGACGGCGTTCTGCAGGCGCAGCTTGCGCAGCACACCCGGCTTGGGGCGGCGTTTGTCGTTCAACGCGGCCAGGCCGACGGTGCGGCCGTCGGCTGCGGTGAACACGAACACCTCCTCGCCGGGGTATTCGGTCTGCCAGTCGAACCCGGGGTCGCCCGGCTGTGCGGCCGGGGGCTCCGGGGCGTCATCAACAGCGACTTCGGCCTCCGGGGCCTTCTTCGTCTTTGCTGTTGCCACTGTGGTTGTCCTCCTTGATGATTGGTCGGATTTAGGCGTCGAGGATTCCGTCGTCGGTGCGGGTCCGGGAGTACCGGCCGGCCGGGTCCGGGTAGAACGTCACCTCGATGTCGTGGGACAGGATTTCCTTGTGGGACCACTTCTGGGTCTTGCGCTTCTTGACCTCGCCGATCGGGAACCACTTCTGCACCCGCTTCCCGCCGGGGGAGAACGTGTCCAGCAGGAAGGTGTGCTGTCCGAGGGCGTCGGAGGTTTGGAAGATCGTCAGCTGCCGGCCGTGGGTGGCCGTCGGGGCGATCTCGGTGACCCGGTCGGCGCCGTAGGCGAGCTTGGCGACCTCGACGTTGAGGAACTCCAGCAGCTTGAAGGCCAGCGTGAGCCCGAACTCGGTCTGCGGCTCGGCCACTTGATCGGAACCCCACGCGTATTTCTTGTCGCTGTTGCGGTTCTCGTCCTCGTCGAGGCCGTCGTCGGCGACGAAGCCGAGCAGCGTGTAGACGGGGTCGATGGAGAAGTCGTCGTCGGGCATCGGGGCGTCGAGGGAGGCGATGTAGAGGCCGCCGATGGTGCCGATGGACTTCGGGGAGGGCAGGACGATGTTGCGGACGTCGCCGACGACAGCGGTCTGTGGTGCGGTCATGGTTTTACCTTTCGGTGGAAGGGAGTGGTGTCCGACAGCGGCACGGTGAACCACCAGGTGACGAGCCAGCGCCGGACACCGGCGAGTGCTGGGTCGGGTAGTTCGGTTGGCCCGCCGGCGTGTTCGGCCCCCTGGACTTCAAGTCCTTCGGGGATGGTGGCGGCCAGCCCGTTCACGAGCTGGGCGATATGGAGGCCGCGACGGTTGTCGGGGTCGTGGATGCGGAACTGGGTCAGGATGTCGGTGAAGAACGCGGTGTCCTGCCGGGTGTTGAGCTGGTCGATGACGATGAACCGGTGGTCTGGCGGCAGCTGTTCGGGGGCGTCGCCGGTGAACCACGGCACCTCGACGCCGTAGTCGGCTAGTTCGGGGATCATGTGGTCGCGCACCAGCGGCGCCAACTCGGGCGGCAGCAGCAACATCTAGCGGTCATTCCCGAACGGGTCACGCATGTCGAAGCCCTGCCGGTTGCGTTGCGCAGCCTCCCGCCGCCCGGCCCGCACCCGCTGCGTCTCAACCGATGTGCCGTCGATGCGGCGCAGGATGGACTGGTGTTTGGCCTCGTGGGCCTGGGCGCGGGCGGTGTAGGCGACGATCTGGAGGCGGTCGCGGCTGCCGCCGGTGGAGACGTGGTATCCGTAGCCGTCGTTGACGGGCTGGCGGCGGGCCGTCTGCGCCTGGGCGAGTTCGGCATTGAGGGCCGTCACGGTCTCCTCCCCCATCTCGCGCAGCACCGCGTTCATCCCTTCGGAGGTGCGGATCTCTTTGAACCCGTCGAGGTTCCAGTCGATTTTCATCAGCCGGTGACTTTCTCGATGACGACCGCACCGCCAGGCCGGAAACCGAACGGGCCGTTCGACATGTCGCGGACGTCCTCGGATACCAGGTAGAAGCAGTTCGGGTGGGAGGGGGTGAACTCGTCTCCGTCCGGGGCGCCGTGCAGCCACACCCGGTCACCCGGATGCCACAACGACGTGTCGGGGACGAGGAGCAGCAGCGAGGTGATCACCCGGAAGGAGATTTCCGCCCCGAACGGCATGTCCGAGGACACCGGCTGCCACCCGTACACCGCGACCGGTTCGGGCTGACCCCACCCCTCGGGGCGGGTGTAGCCGTCGGCGTCGACCGTGGAAGCGATCCGTTGGGCGCGGCCGACAACCCTGCGAGCCAGCATCGGGTCAGTACCTGTACAGGCCTGGCGCGGTGAAGCTGGCCGCGCCGGTATTCGCCCCGCCGTGCACCAGGCGCAGCAGGTCGTTGAGTTCCCGGTCGTACAGGAACAGCGCCCCGTCGGGGTTGCGGTACTTGATCTGCTCGACGTAGATGCCGGCCATCTCGTAGGTCGATTCCGCCCCGGCCGGGGTGTCCCGCTCGGCGGCCTGCATGGCCCGCTTGACCATGCTCACCGACACCAGCTTGGCGCCCTCGGCCGCCGCGGCGGCGCCGCTGTCGACCGAGGCCCGCAGCCCGGGAACCCAGGCGTCGAGCCAGAACGCGGCGTCCTCGAGCAGGGTATTGGCCTGCACGGCCTCGTCCTCGGTCAGGGGACGCCAGCGGGGGGCGAGGTCCACCGCGGCGTCGGCGTAAGGGACAGCCACTATTCGACCCGGCGGGCCCGGCGCGGCTTGTCGGGTTCGGCGCCGTCGGACACTTCAGGTGCGCCCGCGGCGGCTGGCGGGGCGGTGACGCCGACGTTGGCCTTGTCGAAGTGGGCGACGTGGTCAGGGTGGACGTCCACCTCTTCGCCCTGGCGGCCGATCCGACGGTTGCCTTCTACATCGAAATACGAGGCGAGGGTGGTGTGCACAGTGCGTTTGGCCATTGGCTTCTCTCTCCTGATCAAGGGTGCGGCGGGACGGAAGACGAGTTCGTCCCGCCGCCCTGACGGACTACAGTCCGACGACCTTGGCGATGCTGTAGGGGTTGGTCACGTAGAACACCGGACGCACCCCGGACTGCACCCAGGTGACCTCGCGGCCGTCGGTGTCCTCCCACGTCCTGGTGGACAGCGGCACCTCCAGTCGCATCTCCCCGACGGTGCCCGACTGGAACACCCACGCCTCACCGGCGGTCTGCCGGTTGGTGACGACGAACGACGCACCGTTGTCGTTGAGGACCTCACGCCAGTTGGAGCCGTAGGTGAGCTTGAAGTTGACCGCGTCGGCCGGGTTGAGGATCCAGGTGTCGAAGGTGACACCGAGTTCCTTCTCGTCGGCGGCGAGCTGCACGATCTGGAAGTCCGCCGCGGGCATCGCACCGGGCTTCACGTTCTGCACAGTGGTCGACGCACCGGCAGACCAGCCGACCGAGGTGACGACCTGGGCGTTGGCGCCCAGCGCGGTGAACTCTTCGGCGAGTTCCTGCAGAGCACGGTCGTGGATCTTGCGCTGGATCGCATTCGCCAGCTTCTGCACACCCTGGCGAAGCAGCGAACTGTCGTTGCGGCGCACCGCCTCGTCGGTGACGAAGAACTTCCCACCGAACTTCTCCACCTGCGCGGTACGCGGGGTGGGGCGGGCGAAGTCCACGATCGGGAACTCCGCACCCGGCTCCACGAAATCGACGTCGCGGGTCGGGTACAGATCGTTCTGCGTCAGCTGGTTGTACAGAACCGCCCCACCGGACACACCGCCGGCGTTGGGGAAGATCCGGTCAGCGAAGAAGCCCTGCAGCGTCAAATCCGACAGGTATCGGGTGATGCGGGTGGGCTGGGTGAGCATCAGGTCGACGGTGATGTCGTTGCCGACCACCGCGGGACCCGCCAACGGGTAAGGAATCATGGGTGTACCTCTTTCAGGGGTGTGGGGCTGTCTAGAACAGCTCGATGAACACGGGTGCGCCGATGGTTCCCGCGGCGAGCGCCCGGCCCACCGCCACACCACTTGTCTTCTTGACGGCGCGGCCATTCGCGCCGACCTCGACTTCGTCACCGAAGGCCAGGTTGGCTCCGGCGGTCACCGGGAGCACGATCTTCGAGCCGCGGATCACCGGGACCCGGTTGGCGTCGCTGGACACCGAGTCGCGGGCGGCCACACCGAACGCGCGGACGCCGGCGGTGGCGGTCTTCACCTGGGGCAGCGCCCCGGCGATGTTGCCTGACAGTTCGACGAACGTGCCGCCGGTGACGGCGGCGGTGGCCTTGCAGGTGATGTCGTTGCCTGGCCGGTACAGCGGGATGACTTCATTGGACATGGGGACTGCTCCTTTAACGGTCGGTGCGGAGGTGGTTTGGGGTCCACCCCGGCGGGTAGTCGTCGTCGGCTGCCGGGGGCGGTTCGGGGCTGGCTCCAGGGCGCAGCCCCTCCACGGGGCGGTTCGACGGCGGTGGGGTTACAGGCTGCGACGCCACGGGGGCGGCGGCGGCCTGCTGGGCGACGAGCGCGGCGATATGGGCGGCGTTGCGTTCCATGTCCTCGGGGCTGCCAGAGCCGATGAGGGCGATGCTCTGCGGGTCGGAGATGCCGTACTTCGACGCGGACTGGTACCGGTTGAGGGCCGCCTGGGCCTGCTCGTACTGATCCCGGTACTGCTCGTTCTCCTGGGCCCGCATCCGCAGGTTGCGGTTCTCCTTGCGCAGCTTGCGGGCCTGGTTCAGGTTCCGTGGCAGTTCGTCGTCGAAATCGTCGTCGTCATCGTCGTAGTCGACCGGCGGCGCCGGGGGAGCCGGCGCGGGCGCGGGGGGCGGCGGCGGGGACGGCGGGGGCGGGGCGGAAACCGCGGGAACCGGCGTCAACGCCACCTCAGACGGGGCGGCCGCAACACGGGCAGGCATCTGCGCCGGAGACGGCACCTCAGCAGCGGGTGCGGCCTGGTCGACAACGGTGGATGAATCGGACATCAGTTAGCCTCCTCGGGCTTCCTTCGGGGGTGGCCCACCAGGGGCCGGAATGAAAATCGGGGGCGAAGCGTCAGAACAGGTCGATGAACACCGGCTCGCCAGGTCCGGCCGCCGACAAGGCGCGGGCCACCGCGGACGCACGGGTTCCCTTGGCGGCCTTACCGCCCGCACCGACCTCGATCCAGTCGCCGGCCGCGATCGCCACCCCAGCGGTCACCGGGATGACCAGGTTCGGGCCGCGCAGCACCGCAACCCGGGTCGTCTTCGGATCCGAGTCGCGGGCGGCCACACCGAACGGCTTGTTCCCGGCCGGGCAGGTCTTCACCGTCGGCAGGGCGTTACGCAAACCGTCCGCCTCGACGAAGGTGCTGCCAACCACCGGGGTCACCGCGTACACCGACACGTCATGACCGGGCCGGTACAGCGGAATGCAGTCGTTAGCCATCAGGTATCTCCTTGTTGTCGTTCACTTTTCGATCAGAGAAGGCCCTCGACCGCAGCGTGGGTTAGGGCAGACGGGTTCCATCAACGAACCAGGGCTGGAAAGGATCAAGGGGCCGAGAGACGCGCATACGAAAGAACCCCGGAGCGAAAGCTCAGGGGTTCAATTTCAGCGGAAGTTTCGGGCTACGCCCGAGAAAGCTCCAGATCAAGTTGCTCGGTAATCCACTGATTCGCCTTTCCGAACGAACCATATGCCGCGTATTCACGAGCGGTGTCCAGATCGGCGCGGCTCAGGTCATGCCGCTTCAGTCCGAAGACGATCAAGTCCTGAGCCACTAAGGCCTGCTCACCCATGTCGATCAGCCGACGCTTCTGGCCCAAGATCTCCGGAGAGAGATCCCCCGCGTATCTGTCCAACAGATTCCGCGCCCAATCCCGCAGGCTAGTCACGCAGCCGATTGTATCGAAGATCGTCGGGTATCACAGAAGCAATCATCCACCGCCCATATGGCCTGATGGCTAAAGTACCGACCTGCCCACGATAAACGCCGTAGAGGTAAAACCCGTCAGCGGTTGTGTCGTCCTCTGCCCACGAGGGGCTGTCGACAATCGCATTCGCGAAATCGACGACATCGGCCGGCGACCACCCCTCAGGAAATTCGCTGATCTTGATACCGAGCCCGTACCCGTGATAGCCATGGCCAGCGTCCATCCGCGCTTTCGAGATGTCTCCGTTGTGACGCAGCAGTGCGGCTTCATAGGAACCGTCGCCGTCTAGGGTGATGACGGCATCCTCGATCGAGAATCCCTCGATGTCGCTGCGCGTCGTTGGCGGCTCGAAATCGCCGAACCGGCCGAATTCATCTGGCATGCCAGGGCCGAGCATTCCCCTGGTTCGATCGGGCGGTTTGGGTGGGCCTCCGGTCCCACTGGCTGTAATGGGTGGCACTCCTTCGCTGCGGGCAATCCGAGTCGGCCCATTGTCCTCCAGCGACCCGCCGCCGCCCCCGGAATTCGCAGCGACAAGAATCTTCTCGGTCTTCAGCAGCGGCACAGCTGGTTCGTGTTCCAGGTCGGCGCGCAGCTCGTCAATTCGCCGCTTATGCCAGACGATCCTCGGGTCGTCCTCCGGCAGGCCTTGCGACCGAAGGTCGGCCAGGATCTTCTCCATCCCGGGCAGCAGTCGGCGGGCGACTTCGGCCTTGGACTCGGCCTTCACCGACGGCTTCTTCACGGCCTGCTTCGACATGGATGGCTTCGATGCCGCTGGCAGCGGTGCAGCGTCGGGCATCGACGGGGCGATGTAGTGAGGGCCCTTGCCGTCGCGGACAGTCTGTTCCCACCAGGATCGGAACACCAGCCGGTCGGGGCGAGCATCGTCGTCGGCGCGGTGGTCACCGTCGGGGCCGCACTCGTCCCACGCCTTCTGAAGTGCCAGCCACTGGGCCCGGCCCTCCCACGCCTTCGAGCCCTTCGGGACGAACGCGGTGACACAGTCGCAGCCGTCGTGAACTGCCGCGACCTCGGTGCCTTCGAACATCGTCTTACCCGGCCCGGAGCGCACCGCGTTCTCGCTGGACTCGTACACCGGGCCGCGGGAGGCCATCATCACGCAGAAACTGCACGACGTCGGGCCTGTCAGCACGCGGGCCCACGAACCTCCGGTCACCGCGGCGGCCTGGCGCACCAACGCCCTGGCAGGTTCCTCAGCGTGGCGCCGCAGCGCCCTCGTCAAGTCCTCCGCGACTTTGGCCGCCACTTGGGGCGACGAGGCTTCAGCGACGGGGTCGATCACCCGATCCAGGGTGTCGATCACCGACTTGAACCGGTATTCCTGCGGGCGGGCTGGAAAACCGGACACATCGACACCGCGGTGCTGCAGATAGTTCGCCGCGATCCGATGGGTGTCCAACCGGGCCGCCCGCACACCACCGGTCAGCAGGTAGGCCGCCTCGATCTTCTGGTCCCGCGTGCGCGGAACACCCGCCCCCAACACCAGCCGCACCAAACCAGCAAGGGACCTCATGGCGTTGTCCAACGACCGGCGGTAGGTGGAAACGTCCACTTAGCCGGCCGGTGGGAACACTTGAGTCGAATCCGGCTTCGTCTGCTGCTGCCCGAACGTCGAGCTCTGCGCGGCGCGCAGCTGCTTGGCACGCTCCACCGTGGCGTTCGTCCACCCCGGGATGGCTTCCCACGCCATCTCCTCCGGGATGTTCAGCATCGCCGTCAGCTTGCCCAACGCGTCCACGGTCTGCGCGAAGCTACGGGCCGTGGTGTCCTGCCACTTCACCTCGGCGTTGAAATCGTTGGCGCCCTTCTCATCCCCCGTCAGATGCGACGCGGTGCGAAGCAGCTGCTCGAAGGACTCCCCCAACGAGGTTTGGATCTCGGCGGCCTTGCGGTCCTTACCGGCCTCCAACGCCGCGAGTGTGGCTTCGGAGATGTTCGAGATGCCCTCGATGCCCAGATTCTGGGCGGGGACCTGGCCAACGGCGGCCAGGTCACGCTTCGCGGACTGCTGCGAATCCAGATAGGCCTTCAAGTCGCCGGCCTGGAACTGGCCGACCTTTACCGAGTCCTTGTCGAAGAACCAGGTGTCCGAGGCCGCCATGCGCAGCATCTCGTCCTCATCCTTCGGACGCCACCCGGCAACCCAACGCTGAGAGAACGCAGTGAAGTACTGCGACACCAGCATCTCGAAGATCGTCTCGTCGATGCGGGACTGGATCGACAGCAACGGCTCGATGATGCCGAACACATCGTCACCCTCAAGGGTCCAGCGGTCACGGAAACGCACCACCGGACACACCCCGACACCATGAACACGGTTGTCGATGTACTCGAAATTCGTGGACGTGTTGAACGTCGACGCTCTCCACCCCAACGTCGAGGTGGGCACGTTCTGGACGCCGATGAAGTGAACCTTGTCCTCGTCATACAGCCGGATCGACGGCCCGTTGACCTCCATTGCGATGATCGGCCAATCCGCATCCACTGGAGTCACACCCGGGACCCACTCGATCGGATCCCCGTACAGGGCGGTCATCGACCGCGGCGTCAACGGCCGCATGAACGCACCCACAGCAGGCTGCTCCAACGACGGCACTGAAATACTGGGGGCCCCCGGCAGATAGCCCTGCGTATTCGGGCCGAACGGCGACAACGACGGCAACGCCACGCAATACGCCGCCCCGTAGGCCAGCACCGAGCGGATGATCCCGGCCTGCTGCGCCGACATCTTGTTCCGCTGCCACCACTCCCACGCCTTCGCCGTGTCCTGGGTGTCCGAGGCGATGTAGTTGTCGACCTTCATCGACTGCGAGAACACATCGAGCACCAGAGGCAGGAAATTCGTCTGAGCCTGCCACGCCAACGAACTCATCGGCCCCTGCGGTAAACCCTTCTGACGCAGCCGCTCAGAAGCGACAGCAGGATCCCACGGCCGAAGCGCAGCAGCGATACGGTCCAGGCGCTGCTGCTCATACACGTACGGCCCGGCCATGATCTGCCGCGCAGCATCAACCGCCGCTTTCCTATCCAACCGAGCTCACCACCTTGATCCGAAGAAAGCCTGCGCCGGCTCCTCCGGCTCCGGGGCGTTGGACAACGCCACCCGGTACAACATCCGAGCCCCGATCACACACACGCACGCGTCGATCTTGTCGGGGCTGTTGGGGGTTTCCTTACGCACCGTCACCGCACCCCAACGGGTTTCGGTCGTCCGCGCATTGCACACATGCCGCTCAGTGACCGGATGCCCGTCGTGGGTGAACGCCCCGTCGCGGATCTCGGCCTGGCACATCTCGGCGGCGAACGCGAACTCGCGGGAATGCGACCGCATGTCCCAGGCGATCGGCTCCGGCAATTTCCCACCCGGAACCGCCCACAGCTTCGGGGCGTACAGGTCCCGCCACCGCTCCGGCCACGTCACCTTCACCAGGCCCTCGATCTCACGCACGTCAGCCCAGAACGCCAGCACATCGAAACGCTCGTGCATCGCCTGGACCACCGCGTCCACCTCGGCGAGGTCGATCTGGGCGGTGTCCGTGCCCTCGTCGCGGCTCGTCGTCGGCTTCGGCTCCCACACCCCGGCGGTGAACACGTGCCCGTCATCCAGGCAGCACCCCACCACCGCAGTCGCATCACGGGACTTCGAGCCGTCCACGAACAACACGACCCGCTCACCATCGACCAACTCCCGGCCCGGGTCGGCACAGCCCTGCCACGACTGCCGCTCCACCCACGCATCCTCCGGCGCAACAGGCCAGTTCATGTACTTTCGCATCGAGTCGTCGATGCGAGATGCCTTGTGCCAGATGCGGTTAATGATGAACTTGGTGTCGGTCCACCAACAGTCCTCGTACACGTAGTCCAGGGCGGCTTTGAGGCTGTCATGGTCGGCCATGTCGGTGTCCGGCGGGGCCTGGCGGGCGTCGTAGAGGATCAACGACTCAGTCTTCGTCGGCTTGCCCGCGGCGAGGAGTTCCTCCTGCTGAACCCAGGTGTCGAACGTCGATTCCGCGACACTGCTCGCCCCCGGTATCCAGCAGTTTGCCGTCTCCAGCATCCGGCTGCCCGACTTCGCCAGGTTGTCGGCCAGGGTGTTCGAGAACATCTGACCGGGCTTGCCGTACCAGTGCTCCACCTCATCGGCGACGATGAACGACGCCTCAGCCCCCTCCGCGCTGGCCGCGGAGTTGGTGACCACTTCAAGCTTGCCGCCCTCGGAGGTGTGGTAGATCTTCAACCCGGGGTCCAGGCCGTGTTCGACCGCCACACGGGACCCTTTGCGCGCGAACGCACGAACCATCCGCATGGTGTTCTCCGTCTGAGCCTCCGACACCGCGGCGATCTGAACCAACGGCATTGACACCGGCTTACCGACACACCCGCCGGGCCGGGCAGAGTCGAAATCCTTCAGCCGCACCGGCCCGCACAGCTCGGTCAGCGCCAGCGACGCCGCCGCCGGCGACTTCCCAGTTCCCTTACTCAGCCGCCGAACACCGTGGTGGTGCAACCAGTTACCCGCCTCATCCACGGCGTACCACCACAGAATGAACCTGGCCTGGCGCGGCGTCGGCTGATACCGCTGCCCCGCCTTCGGCCCGTTCGGCTGCACCAGGTACTTACACATCCACCTGATCGCCTCGTAGCCGAGCGACAGACCAGGAACCCCTACCGGCAGCGTGTCCAGACGCGCCGCCGGGCTGACGATCTCAGCCACGCACTAGCCATGCAGTTCGGTGACGAGGGCCAGCACTGCCCGGTCGGCCGCCGCTTCGTCCTCGTCGACGCCGACAGGCTTCATTTCCACACCACTGCGACGCTTGTCGGCTGGGGAAACCAGCAGTGCGTTCAGACCCGCTTGGAACGCGCTCCAAGCTTGTGCTCCCGGGATCTTCCCGCTCGACATCAGCTGGTTGCCGTAGTGCAGTTCGATCCGCACCCGCTGCCAATCCGCCGCCGAGTAGAACTTCGGCTCGATGCTGTGGTGCAACCGCTCCCACAACCCGAGGATCAGCGGGTGTGCGTCGAACCCGAGCTCGGCCGGCGCCGGGCTGGCCGGCTGCGGCTCGGTCGGTGTCGCCTCACCATGCGAGGCAGGCGCATTCCGGCGACGTCGCTGCGCCGCCCGCTTGGGCGGCGGTCCAGTGGGTCTAGCCATGTGAACGAAACCTCCAGGGTCGCGTCAGAGGAGAGGGGCGGAATCAGCCCTTACAGCCGGAGCCGTCATTACCGCAGTGATGATGACCGGACTTACACAGACCGCAGTGGCAGTCACAACCCGGGATCACTCGTCGTCTTCTGCGTCGCCGGAATGTCCGTCGGTCACCTCGACGGTGTCGGTGTCGTCGTCAACCTCGTCGACCTCAACATCGTCAACCTCAACCTCGTCGACCTCGTCGACCTCGGGATCCACAGCAGGATCGACCACCGCATCCGGGACGATGTCGTCCAGCGCCTGGGCGATCGCGGACAGCTCCGACAGGTCGATGATGTCGGCGGCCACACCGGCGTCGACGAGCTGGGAGGCGATGTTCTGCTCAGCCGACTCCAAGCGGTCGACGATCTCGTCCTTGGCCTTACGGAGCTGGTCGACGATCTGGTTGATCTGGTTCTGCACGGACATGGTGTGCCTTTCGATAGAGCGGATGATGTCGTGATGGATGGTGATGACAACCGCAGCCAAGGCCGCGATCACGAGTGCGAGGACGAGCGTAGCGTTCATTCCTTTTGGTTCCTTCAGCCGCCGGGGACTTTCAAATATGTTGCAGCGCAATGCGATTGGCACGTTTTGAGTCATCCAAATCGGTTGCGGCGCAGCGCCTTTCAGCGGGGCTGAGGGCCTTCCGGAATTCGAGTCACAACCCGTACAAATCTCGGGCAGGTATCGACACTTGGGGCGGCGTGTGGGCTGACCTTGGGTGATGCCCCACCCTATCCCCGATCCCATTGCGCTGCAACGGGTTTCGCGTTCGCCGAACTGCTTGGTGTTCGGTTGTGCCGCAACGGTTTTCGGGTCGGCCTGGGTTGGTTAGTCGGTGGTGGCGGTGAGGTGTGGTGATGGGCAGCTGTGCCGCCGGCGGTGGGCGGTGACGGCTGCGGATAGGGCTGCGGTGTCTGGCTGGATGCGCTGGACGCGGGTGGCCTTGCGGTGGGCGGCCCGCTGTTCGGTGATCCTGGCGATGGGGACGGGGGTGATGGTGGTGTCGCAGGTGTCGCAGGTGAAGGCGATTTCGCGTTCGGCTTCGGTGGTTCGCTGCTGCTTGGCCATCAGTGCACATCTCCTGGATGTGGTCGGTGCAGGGTGAGGCGTTGGCGTCTGGCTGCTGCTCGCTCGCGGTTGTGTTGGGCTAACGCTGCTGAGGTTTCGCGTCTTGTCTTGATGGTGTGGCAGTGGGTGCAGGCGGACTGCAGGTTGTGGGGGTTGATCGCGGCGGGGTGGTTTCGGGGGATGCCGAGTTGCGCCAGGCCGACGATGTGGTCGACGGTGGTGGCGTGTCCGGTGCAGCCAGGTTCGCGGATCTGGCAGTGGTGTTGGTCGCGGTCGAGGATCTGGCGGCGGACGCGCTGCCATCGGGGGTGTTCGCCTTGGCCCCAGCGGCTCATGGTTTGAGGCTTGCGAGGAAGGCGATCACCTGGTCGGTGATTGCCTTGGCTTCGGCGTAGGTGAGTTTCCCCATCTGCCAGATGGTGGTGGTGATGGCGGTGCGGAGTTCGGTCACGTCACAGGGCGGTGGCGTTGGCGTGGGCGTTGCCGGGGTCGAAGTAGACGCGGTGTTCGGGGCAGGCGACGACGTGGGTGTCGGCGTCGACGAGGCAGGCGACGCAGAGGTAGCTGGTGCAGCCGCACCGTTTGGTGGCCCGGTAGGCGGCCTGGTTGGTGCAGGGGTCGGGGTTGTGGACGTCGCAGGTGGGCATCGTCGGTGGCTCCTTTGTCAGAAGGGTTGGATGCCGGGTTGTGGGGTGAGGCGTTCCACTGAGGCGAGGTCGATTTCGGCGGTGGCGGTGGGGGCTCGGATGGCGAAGGGTTGGAGGTATTGGTCTGCGCCGTTGTAGCGGACTTTGTGGAAGACGAGGTCGTAGATGAGTTCGTCGATGGGGAGTTCGGTGGTGCAGGCGAGGAGTTCGACGCCGTCGCGGCCGTCGCCTTTGAGGGCTTCGGTGATGGTGATGCCGGTGCGGTCGGCGGTGAGGAGGGGGACGTCTTGGCCGGAGAGTCGGCCGATGAAGTAGACGTTGAGGTTGCCGGCGTTGCCGGTGACGGTGACGTTGCCGCGGCCGATGTTGGTGAGGTCGGCGAGGGCGGTTTCGATGGCGAAGGGGTTGGCGTTGGCGGGGATGGGGCCGGTGGTGTCGCCGGCGCCGAGGGGGAAGGTGAGGGTGTAGGTGGTGATGCCGGTGACTTGAATGTTTTGGCGTTCGTTTTTGGCTTGGATGGCGATGGTGCGCAGGCGGCCGTCGGTGGCGTCGAAGCGGGCGCGGATGGGGGCGGGGACGACGCCGCGGGGTGGGGTGATGGTGGGGCACCAGAGGACGGCGCCTTTGGGGAGTCTGGGGATGATGTCGATGAGGGCGCTGATGGCGCGTTGGTCGGGGTGGGTGTCGGCGTCGACGTAGTCGGCGACGATGGCGGTGAGTTGGCCGGTGAGCCGGAACCATTGGAGTTCGGGCATTGGCTAGTCGGTGGTTGGGCGTCGGCGGGTGGCGCGTTTGATGGCGTCGGTGGGGTCGAGTTGGTCGAGGGCTTTGTCTGCGCCGTCGCGGTCGTCGTCGCCGTCGTCGTGATCGTCGTCGGGGGCGCCGAAGACGCCGGCGGGGACGGCGGGCTTGGCCGGGGCACTGGTTTTTCCGCGTTCGACGTAGTTGACGTCGACGGTGAAGATGGCTTCGTCGCCGTCGCGGCGGTGGGCGGTGATGATGGCGTCGACTTTGGTGGTGGCGGGGAGTTGGTTGCGGACCTGGCGGATGGCGGTCTGTTGCACGGTGGTTTTGGGGATGGGGCCGGTGGGGACGCGCACCTCGGTGGTGATGGCAGGCATGCGGTTCTCCTGGGGTTAGGCGGTGCGGCGGGTGGTGGTGAGTTCTCGTCGGGCGCGGTTGTCGCGTTCGACGGTGACGATGTCGGCGAGGCGGTAGAGCTTGCGGCCGGCGTCGTTGGTGCCGACGGGGGTGATGCGCTTCTCCTTGACCCATTTCGTGATGGTGCACATGGCGATGCCGCAGTGGGTGGCGGCTTGCGCTGAGGTGACCTGCATCGCGTCGAAGGTGGTGTGGTCGAGGTAGAGCGCCAAATCCGTTGTCCTCACGCTGGCCGGGCATGAAAAAACCCGCTTACCCCCGGGGTGGGGTTGCGGGTGTGGATTCGTTGGCGGGCATAGCTTCGCCAACTGAAGTGAACTTTACCATCCGGTGCCGACGTGGGCGCGAATGGCGCGTTTGTGCTGGTCAGTACGGCAATTCGACTTGTTTTAGCAAGGTTGATTGCGTAGAATATAGGTGTGGCCCGGAACTGGCCGGGCCACACCCGTTAAGGGAAGGAGGTGGGGGCAATGATGATCGAGATCATCACCCTCATCCTCACCCTGCCGGTTGCGGTGCAGGCGATCCTTGAGATCGTCGACCGCTTCCGGTAAGTGAGGGTTCCGGCTCGGGTGTTCACGCACCCGGGTCGGGCCTCCTGACACACATCGTACGGAGGTCGTTGAGCATGAGCAAGAAGACGCTGAGCCTGCTGGCCGGGCTGCTGGCCACGGCCGCGCTGCTGGTCGTGGTGGCCGAGTCGACATGGCTGCGGATCGTCCTGGCGGTGTTCGTCGCGATCGAACTGGTTGCGGCGGGCCTGTCCTGGGCGGGGGATCGCCGTGGCTCGGCGTAAGTTGCCGCCGCTGACAGCGGAGCGGGAGGCCGCGCTGGCGTCGCTGGCCGTGGCGGCGCAGGTGCGTCGGGCCGCCGACGCCGCCTATGTGGCGGCGATCCTGGCGGCCGCCGGGACCGGGTTGACGCCGACGCAGATCGCCCCGTCCGCCGGCTCGACGCGGCAGGCGGTCGAGCAGATGGTGGCCCGACACGCGACGTGACCCCCGCTACCCGGTTGCGTTGGCCGCCTCGGCGGCGGCGAGGGCGGCGTCCAGGGCGATGCGGACGAGTAGCGGGTAGTACTCCTCGCGGGCGCGGTAGTTGCATTCGCCGCAGGCGATGAGGTCGCGCCCGACGGCGTGTTCGCGGACGAGGGCGCGTTTGGCGCAGTCGATGTTGGGGCAGGGCATGGGCAGGATTTCGCGGCGGTAGGTGGCGCCGAGTTCGCGTTGGATTTTGTGGTGCAGGGTGGAGAGTTCGGCGAGGGCCTCGGCGCGGACGAGGTGGCAGAGCTGGTCGATGCGGGGTTCGAGGTACTGCCAGGCTTTGGCGACGCGGACCTGTTCGGCGGCGGTGGGGGGTGGGGGGTTGCGTTCGTTGCGGGCTTGGGCGAGGAGGTCGTGCCAGGACCAGAGGAGGTGGGCGATGAGGGCGGCGTTGTCGCTGGCCCATTCGGCGGGGTGGCCGGATGTGCGGTAGGCGGGTTTGCGGGCGTCTGCGCCGCGGACCGGGGAGGGCATCTGGCGGAGGTGGATCCAGTCGGTGGCGAGGCGGTAGAAGTCGCGGCGGATGTGGTCGGGGTTGGCCGGTTTGGGTTCGGTTCTCGGGTCGGTTTCGGTGGTCATTGATCCTCCTGCGGGAATCGTGGTCACTGTTCGCCTGCGTCGGCGACGACGGTGGTGACGACGCGGGCTGAGGCGGAGGTGCGGCGCAGGCTGTCTGCGATTGCGGCGAGGGTGACAGCGGCGGGGAGGAGGGCGTCGTCGCCGGTGTTGCGCATCTGGGTGGCGCACTGGTCGATGACGATCGCGGCGCGGCCCATGCCGTGGCGGTAGCCGTCCATGAGGGATTCCGCGGCTTTGCAGGTGCAGCAGTGGTCGGTCATGGGTTTTCCAGGCGGCCGTGGTGGACGTGGCGGCCGGGTAGTGGCTGTCCGGGGCGGATGGGGTTGGTGCATGGCTGGCCGGGCTTGGCTTGGCAGATGTCGCACGGGCGGCTGAGCGCCTCCGTGACGGCTTGGGATCGCGGATCCGATGTCGGGTATGGGCGGGGCATGGTTTGTCCGCAGGCGTGGCACACAGGCGGCTGTGGCGCGGTCATGGGCGGCCCTTCCGTGCGAGCGCTTCGAGGCAAAGGGCTTTGCCGCGTCTCGCCGCGGCGGCGTGGTCGTAGTGGTCGCACACCGTTGACCCGAGGTAGCCGTTGTCGTCGCACAGATCACAGGCGTCGATGCTGCGGTAGTCGGCCAGGCGCTCGACGTCGGGCTCGTCGCCGTAGCGGTCAGGCATTGACTACTCCCAACGCCCTGGTCCGATGGTGGTAGCAGAACGCCACATCGACGCTGGGATCGTCGCGCGGTAGATCGGGCCAGCACCTCACGCACTCATAGGTGACGGGTAGCGGATTCCATTCGTCATCAAGGTCGGTCCGAGTGTTCGAGCGTTCCTCGTTGCAGTCCCAGCAGAGCGTGCGCAGGTTGTTGACGTGATCACTGCCGAGCGCGGACCAGGGGATGACATGGTCCAAAACGAGCTGGACGCGGTCACGCTCCCATTCCTTTCCGCTTCGTCCGCAGAAACAGCAGCAGAATCCGTCCCGGGCGTAGACGAAGATGCGATCACCTTGGGGTATCTCGCGACGCTTTTCGGTTCTGGCCGTGCGAAGCACCGGCCATCTCTCGCCGACATTGGGCCAATTTTCGCCTGCCCCCCTGCGCACGTTGCTTACGTAAGTTTCAAGCGAAACGTAAGTAGTTTCTCTGTTAGTCGCGTGCGTACGTACGTGCATTGCTCGATTCAAAAGTCGCATGCATTGCTCGGGCACATGCTTGAGCAATGCTTGAGCAATGCCCTGAGCATCTGAGTCAGACATCCTTGAACGCCCTTCCGTTTCGGTTCGCCCACCGCGCCGCAGCCGCCTTCTTGGCTTTGTCGCTGCGCCTGGTCGCCTCTTCGTCTGCAAGCTGGAACTCATCCCAACCATTGATGTCCCAACCGCCCGGAGCCGGCCGCCACAGGTCATGGCTCACCAACTGCTGAGCATCGGAAACCGTTGCGCCGAAAACCCGTAACGCCGCCTTTGGCACGAACCCGCCGAGGTTGTGCCGACCGGAATAGCACATGGCCTGGAGGTGGGCGACGATGGCGCGATGATGCTTGTCCTCCTGTAGGTACAGCAGTTTCGGGTTGTCAAACATCGCCGTATCAAGTCGTATCCACATCAATCCCACTAGAAACCTCCCTTCCGTGTCGTCGGGCATCCATCCCGATGCCCCTGTGTTCTGACGTGGAATGCGCACCGCGGGCAGCGGCCGGCGCCGGTGGGTGGGGTGAATCCGGCGGCCTTGAGGGCCAGGAACTCCCGATAGGCGTCACTCAAGCTGTCTCCCAGGTGGATACGCCGCAGCAGCAGCGGTGGTCGTCGTCGGTGATATCGGCGACGTGTTCGGGTGGCTTGATGCATACGTGGTCGGTGCCGTCGGTGCCGGGCCAGCGGTGGCCGCATTCGGCCCAAGAGTCAGGCATCGACTCCCCCGCCGTTCACCGGTCACCGTCCAGTTCGCCGTCCGGGCAGTGGCAGAACCCGAGGCCGGGCTCATCGACGTAGGAGTGTCCTTCGCACGGCCCGCGGTGGAACTTGTGGCCGCAGATGCAAAGTGGCGGCGGGCTGGCTCCGAGTCGGTTCATCCTTGGACCTGCCAGGCGGGGATGTGGTCCAGGTCGAGGGTGTCGAGCCAGTCCTGATGCTTATTCCATTGGGCGACCTCGCGGGCGTGGTCGGCGTCGCGCTGCGCCTGGAGCTCGGCGTCGCTGGGTCCGGGAAGGCTTTGGATGATCGGGAAGTCGGAGAGGTCACTCACGACGCCACCCCGATCCCGTTGCGGTCCAGGAACCGTTGCAGCGACTCGACCTGGATTCCGGCCCGGGCGGCGATCTGAGCATCGGAGAACCCGAGTCCGCGAAGGTCGTCGTACTCGTCGGCGTCGAGGCGGCGGCGGCCCGAACCCCTGCGCACTCCGTCCGGGCGCGCGGCCGGGTCGTCGATGGTGTCGTCGTCCCACGCCAGCGGTGGCGCCCAGCCGAGCCGGTGTGCGCGGTCCCGGGCGGCCTGCGACGGCCCCGCGGTCATGAACAGCTGGTCGTACAGCTCAGCGACCCGCAGTGCTGTGGCCGCCAGTACACGCCCTTCGGCGTGGAACAGGCTGGTGCTGTTGGCCGCGGTGATGCCGAGGCGCACGCACAGGTCGCTTTGGGTGTAGCCGACGGCGACCAGCGCCCGTAGCCGGCGGGTGGTGCCGGTGATGTCGACGCGGGCACCGGCAGCGAGGTGGCCGGTGGCCGGCAGTGGGACGGCCAGGATCGCGCGGGCGTTGCCGGCGGCGATCTGCCTGCTGGGGCCGGTTCCGCGTTCGGGTCTGCCGTTGACGAGGACGTGGATGACTGAGTCGCTGACGCCGCACAGTTCGGCCAGGCGGCGGCGGCCCATCCCGGCGGCCCGCAGCCGCAGGACGTGCTGGCGGGCCGGTTCGGCATCGACGTAGCCGGATTGCCATCGCCCGTAGGCGATGTCGCGTTCGCGGCGGGTGTTGTAGTGCGAGGAGCACATCCCGCGGCGCTGCGCCCGCCGACCGCAACCCTTGGAGCACAGGGTGGTCACAGCAGATCCCCTGTCAGGTCGGCGTCCACAACCGGCAGGACGATGGGTTGGGCGTGCCCGAGGCTGCAGTCGCACTCCCCCGCCCCGGCGAACTCCTGGGCAACGGCCAGCACGGCATGGACCAGCGCGGCCTGCAGCAGGCTCGCGTCGCTACCCGCCTTGAGGAGCCGCTCGGCTTCTTCGTAATGGCTGCTCATGCCGCCACCCAGTGCGGCCGGTAGCCGGCGGCGAGCGCCTCGACGGTGGCGATGTGCCCTTTGAGGGCGTTGAGTTCGCTGCTGTAGCGGTTGATTTCCCCGTTGTGGGGTCCGCCGAAGATCATCGTTTCGAACACGAGCCGGTAGTTGTTGTGGCACAGCCCGACCCACACGGTGGACACTTCGGTGTCGCCGATCTTGGTGCGGGCGATCCGGTTGTTGGACAACTCGGACGCCCACTCGGACAGGTCGATTTCATGGCCGTCGCGGTCGTAGTAAGCGGCGCTCACTGCTGGGCCTCGGCGGCGGCGAGGGCGGCGTTGTTGAGGATGTCGGTGACGACCTGGCCGAGGGTGCCGTCCTTGCGGGCGGCGTTCAACGCGTTGACCACGGTGCGCAGTTCGTCGTCGGTGATGCCGTCACGGTGCTCGGGCGGGTCCTGGCGGCGCTGGGCCAGCTCGGTGATGACGGTCAGCTGGTCGTCGCGGTCGGAGCAGTCCGCCTCGGCCAGGGCGGCGAACATCGCCCCGATCCACTTCTTCCGGGCGGCCGGGCTCATCGCGTTCGGAGCCGGTTCCGGTGCGGCGGGTCCGGGTTCGGCGTCGACCACCTGAGCGGGTGGGGCCAGCGCGGCGCGCAGGCCGTCGACACCGCGGCGCGTGGACTGCACCCGCCGCGGGGCCTGCTGGGGTGCCGCCTCGAACTCCAGCTCCTCCGACGAGAAGGCGATGCCCAGCAGGACATCGGGGGCGATCCGCCTGCACACCTCCATCGCAGCCTTCGCCCACAGCATCGCCCGGGGCTCCGTCGAATACTTCTTGTTCGAGGTGAACCCGGCGCGTTCGGCGCGGGCGAGATCCCACGTCGACACCTCCACCTGGCCGGTGCGCGGATCGGTGGCCGACACCGTCACTGATTCGTCGGTGTCCTCGACGGTGCGGATCTGGTAGCCGTGGCGCTTCACCAGGGCGACAGCGGTTCTGGCGTAGATCGCCGGGGTGCCGTGGACGACGAAGATCTGTTGCATGGACTGGATGGGGGTCAGTCCGAGTTCGGCGCCGTAGAGGATTGCGGCGGCGCCGTTGCCGGGTTTCCCGCGGTAGGTGGCGGGCACCATGTCGGTGTCGCAGAGGGCGTCGGCGAGTTGCTTGGCGGCGCTCATCGCCTGGGCGTGTGCCATCAGCTGGCCGGCGGCGTGGGCCTGCACGGGCCGGGCGGCGGGCAGGATTTCCAGTTCGGCGCTGATGGTGTTGTCGATGGTCATGCTGTTTTCTCCTGGGTGAGTTGGTTGAGGTTCTTCGTGGCGAGCGCCAGGGCGACGCCGCCGCGGGCGTGGGGGCGTCGGTCGGCGACCTTGATGCCGTTGCACATCGCGGTCGCGGCGTTGCCCATCAGGTCGAGGAGCGCGGATTTCGAGCCGCGTAGTTGACGCTCGTAGGTTTTGACGCTGTCGTCGTCGGAGAGCACCTCGAACGCCGTCTGGTAGTCGAGTTGCACGACCGTGTCGGGGTCGATGTCGGGGTGCAGTTCCTTGACGGCGGTGTAGGTGGCGACGGTGTCGTCCAGGGGTGGCGGTTCGTCGGCCTGCAGCGACTTCCAGAACAGCCGGCACTCTTCGACGATCGCGTCAGCGATCCCCACGTCGTACTCGATGACGTAGGTGTGCGCCTCGAAGAACGGGCCCAACACCATCAGGTGCGCCGGATGCTTGGTGTAGCCGGTGAACAGCATCTGGGCCATCACCTGCGCCACATAGTCAGCGGGGGCCTGGTCGGTGAAGTGATCACCCCACTGCGACAGGTCGCGCGCCGTCTTCAATTCCAGGATTCTGCGGGCGCGGCCACGGACGGCCCTGCGATCCAGCGTGACCGCCGCCGGAAAGCCGAACTGCTCTGTCGGGCAGACGATCTGCACCTCGTCGCGGGAGAGCCGCCAGCCGGGGTTCTGCCGCCGCCAGATGCTGGCCATCGCCGGTTCGAAATCATGCCCGAGGGCGAAGATCTCACTGGCGGGCTCGGGCGGAAGGTTGCCGCGCATCTGATGCCAGATCCGATAAGGCGACGTGAACCTGGACACGCCCAGGATGGCGCTCACCTTCGACGGCGTCACCATCCGCATGTGCTCGGGTGAACCCGGCGCGATCGCGACACTCATTCGGCCACCTGCCCGTTCATCGCCCGCCATTGCGCCAGGCACCACTTGACGTCGCCGAGTGCGGTATGGCGGTCGAACTGGTCGGGGTCGATGCCGAGCCTGCGGGACAGGTCGTTGGAGCGCCACACCAAGCCCAGCCGGACCTCGTCGCCGAGTTCAGCGGACGCCGCGACGACCGAGCGTGCCACCTGACCGGCGGCCATCGACGGGATGTCGAGCGGGTGGTAGTGCCACTCCGGTGTCAGATCGAATCGGGACATCAGAAGGTCGAGGCGTTCCATGTCGAACGACGGGTTCGAGCCGGCGATGATCGCGCCCGCGGTGAACGCCTGAATCTCGCGGGCGGCCTGCGCCGGCGGCAGCGCCAGCTGGATGTCGAACCGGGAGCGGTAGTCGTCGACGAACGCCTCCGGCAGCGACTCCAGCCAGGAGTCCTGCTGGTGGAGGATCTGGAAGGAGACAGGGGCGAACGTCGGCAGCGACGGATCGAAGCGGAGCCGCACCGCCGCGAACTCCCAGACGGGGGCGGCCCGTTCCAGGCCAAGAGTTTCGGTGTCGACGAAACACAGATCGCGGTCCAAGGTGATCATGCGACGTCCCGTTCGTTGAGGATGACGGTGACGGTGGTGCGGAACGGCTGACCGCCACTCGGGCAGGTTTCCCGGCAGATGCTGTCGAGGTGGGCGGGGATGTTCTGTGCGCGTGTGGGTTTCACCGGTTGGTGGCAGGTGGGGCACAGGTGGGCGTTCACCGGTGGTTCTCCCACCAGGTGGCGGCGGCGGTGATCGCGGCGCCGGTGATGGCGACAGCGAGTCCGGTGGCGAATCCGTGGTCCTGTTCGGTGGGGCCGGGGCTGTACAGGAGGGCGAGTACCGCCCACAGGCCGCCGATGAATGTGGTGCCGACAGCGGCAGCTTTCACGGTGATCACACGATCACCACCGCAGCGGGGGCCGGGTGCCGGTCGGGGGTGTGGCCGGCGGTGGAGAGCATGACCACCGCCATGCCGAGGGTGGCGACAACGGCCAGCAGCAGGGCCACCGCCAGGAAGTCGTAGACCTGGGCGCGGCGGAACCTGGACCGGGAGAACAGGAAACGGGTGGTGCGGCTGTCCGGGGCGCGGTGCCGGCCCACATACTCTCCGGTCAAGTCACCGCGGTCGACCAGCCTGACCGGTTCGTGCAAGGCGGCCGCGGCCAGGGCGGCGTCGTAGTCGTTTTTGGACCACACGAGGCGCACCAACTCCGACGTCACCTCCCCCGGGTAGGATTGTGTTTCTCTCACTGCTGTGTTCCTTTCCGTTCTCAGTGGTGGTGTGGCCGTCGCGGAACTTGTCCTTCCGCGGCGGCCTTCTTACGTGCCGGGCTTGGGCGAGGGGGAACCGGCGGGAGCGGCAGGGCATCCCGCTGGTTCCCCCTCGTCGGGCGCGCTGGCTGGCGCGGCCCGGTCTGCGGGGTCCCCGAGGAGCGGGGACAATTCGGCGCAGTCGAACACCCGGTGCACGACCAGCGCGTCGAGGAGCCGCCGCCCGACCGCCACCTCGCTGGTGGCGAGGTCGACGGTGAAGTGTTCACCGCAGCCGTCCGGGCAACGGACATCGACGGCGGTCATGCGCTGACCGCCAGCGAATCGGCATACGCCTCGAGGTCGGTGTGCCGGTACTTGTGCTCCCGGCCCATCCGGACGGCGGTGAGCAGGCCCGCGCGCCGCAGTTCGTCGATCTGGCGGGCCGAGCACGACAGCATCACCGCCGCCGACTCTTTGTCGTAGAGGATGCGGGTGCCAACGTCGGGGGTGCTCACTTCGCGCCGCCGTCCCGGCATGCGGTGGGCGGGCAGTGACGGCTATCAAGCTGTGCCGCTCGTTGGTTGATGCGGGCGAGGTCGTCTGAGGCCAGGAGCGCCCACCGGTGGGCGCGGACGGCTGACGTTCCCGCTGCGCGCGCTGCCATACCGGCTACCGCGAGGGCTGCCAGCGAGACGAGCAGCGCGAACACCGCTGCGGCGGTCACGAGGTCACCTCGTTGTAGGTGCGGGTGTCGGGGTTCCAGCGGGCCGCCCAGCTGTTCGCTTCGGCCACAGCGGACTGGAGGTCGGCGGCGAGCTGGACGGCCTCGGCGGGGGTGAGGCGGCCGGACCAGCCGTCAGCGAGGTTGATCTCGACCAGGCCGCCGTTGACGTGGACAGCAGCGCCGATGATGTCGTCAGCCCACACCGGCCGCGGAGGCGTGGCGGTCATACGGACACCTCCGGCCATTCGATTCGGCTGGAACGCTCGATAACCGCTGTCGCGCCTAACGATTCGAGGAGTTCAACGCGGCGCTTGACAGTCCTGCGGTTCTTGAATTGACGCCCGACGACCGGCCAAATGAATTGGTCGGTGCCCAAACGCTCGATGTATTCGGGAGTGGCAACCCATCCGGGTGGCGCCCATCCCTCAACCGGAACTTGCCATTCCTCACCAGGAAGAAACCGGTGCGGCTCATGAGAGCCTTCGGGGTATGAGATGACCCGCGCTCGATAGAGATACGTGTAGCTCTTGGTCATGCCGCCATCTCCTTGGAGACGAGACGGGCGATCGCTTCGGCGCCCTGCGGGGTGATCTTCAGCGTGTGCATGACTTCCGAACCGTGGAACCGCGGGGCCTCATGGTTCTCGACGCGCCGGAAGTAGCGTTTCTTGTCGGCCTTCTCGCTGTACCGGTTGCGGATGACCTTCTTGCCCTGCTTCTCCGACCACCGCGAGTCGGTCTGCACGTAGATCCAGTCCCGGCTGATGAGTAGTTCCCTCAGCCACTTCTCGGTGACGTTGTTCGTAGAGGCGACTGTGGAGAAGGACAGCAGGTCGGTGTCGGTGACGTAGGTGTCGACGTAAGTGACCTTGGAAGCGGACTCGGCGACGTGGGATTCCAGCTGATGGATGCGCGCGTCGCGGGCCTGCAGCGTCTGTTGCGCTTCCATCAACGCAGCTGCGAGCAGTTCCTTGCCGGTGAGCGCAGGCTGAGCCGGCGCGGTCTCGGCCTCGCGGGTCCGGACAGCGAAGTAGTGCTGTGCGGCGGCAACTTCGGGGATGTTCGGGTCACCGTTCATCGCGACGAGGTAGGCGGCGTACCGGGCCAGCTCGAAATCCTCGCGGGGACGGCCACCAGTCTTTTCACGCGATCCCGTAAAAAGGCCGTCCGCGTCCATGCCCTGGTTCTCGGCGGTCTTCATCGCACGCCGGATCGGCGTCTCGAAGTGGTGCCACATTGAGTAGCCCATCAACGGCATGAGGTCGCGGGCCGACCAGAACTCGGTGCCATCGGCGCGGACCTGGCGGATCGCGTCGAACGGACTGCCGTTGTCGGAGAACAGTTCGATGTCGCTCATGCCACGGACTCCTTCTGCTCCGTCGGACGAGCCAGAACCGAGACGGGCACCTTGAGCGCGACGGCGAGTTTCTTCGTCACCGTGACGTTTGGCCAACGGTCTCCGTTTTCCAGTTGCGACAAGTAGGGCGCTGATACGCCGCTTTCTCTGGCCAGTTCGGCTGACGACCACCCGGTGCGTTCACGGATGACGCGGAGCTCCTGCCACACCCCGTAGGTCTTCTTGATCATGCCGCGAACTGTAGTGCGAACAAGTGCAAACCGCAAGCGTTCGCGTCGTGTTCGCGCCAATTATCCGTCTACCTGCCGTGTTCGAAAATCACAACGGTGTAACTGCAAACATTCGGGCTTGTGCTAACGCTGGACTTTGCACCTGTTTGCACGCGAACATGGCGACATGAGTGGGGACGATCCTGTACGCGACGACTGGCCGTTGGGGCCTGCCCTGCGGAATGCGCGGGAACGCGCGGGCCTATCCGTAAGGGAGGCTTCCCGACGGACCGCCCCACCGGGCGGCAGACCGACTGTGAGCCCTGGCCGGTGGCATCAGCTTGAGTCCGGGTGGCAGAAGAACAAGGGCGTGCTGATTCCCATCGGCACGACGGCGGCCACCATCGCGGCCGCTGCACGGGCAGTTGAATGGGACGCGGGCGAGGCACTGCGCACGGCGGGCTTCACATCAGACGAGGTCCCACGACCGATCCCGACGGCGGGGCTGGATCGCTTCTCCGATGACGAGTTGCTGGCTGAGGTTCGGAAGCGGATGCGGTCGGCCGCCGCTCCTTTCGTCGCGTCCTCCCCTGCCGCTACCCCGGCCCCCGGCGCGACGGTCGATGACGAGCCCCCGACGAAGCCGCACCTGCGCGCGGTCGCCCGCGCAACCGACCCGGAAGCCGGGAAGGGCCGGCCAGAGCAGGGCGAGGCCCCGGACGGCGGGGCGTAGGTGGCGTTCACTGCGCAGGAATCCGGCTGGCTGCTCAGCGGGCACTGCGAGCTGCGGGCCCACGGTCCTATCGCATGGCAAGGCCGTGCAAGCAGTCCTGAAGAACGCGCAGCGAAGAACAAGCGTGTAATTCCTGGTCAGGCGCGTTTTCTGTCAGAGGGTGTTCCTACCGTTGCGCGTCATGGCCCTCGACTTCGCCTGGCATCCCTGGCGGCACCTGCGCGTCCGCTACCCCGACGTGCAGGTGTCGTGCCGGCACCGGCTCCCCGACGACGTCATGGGGTTGCAGCAAGGCCGGCGGATCTGGCTGTGCCGCACGCTGACCCAGGCTGAACGGCGCTGCACCCTCACCCACGAACTCGTCCACCGCGAAAGGGGGCCCGTCCCGCCCGATCCGGCCGCCGCAGCCGCCGAGGAACGCGCCGTCGACGAGATCGCCGCCCGCCGCCTGATCACCCTCGGCTCACTCGCCGACGGCCTGCGGTGGACCCTCGACGCCCACCAACTCGCCGACCACCTCTGGGTCGACCTGCCCACCCTGCGCACCCGCATGACAACGCTGGACCCCATCGAGGTCGCCGACCTCGAGAACGAACTGGACGGACAGTGGCTGTGGATCCCCTGACCGAACAGCAGCGCGCGATCCTGGACCTCGAGCGGCAGTTCTGGCGCACCGCCGGCGCGAAGGAGGACGCCATCCGCGGGCTCGGCCTGTCACCTACCCGCTACTACCAACTCGCTACTCAGCTGCTGGACCATCCGGCGGCAATGGCTGCGGAGCCGGTGACGGTGAAGCGGATGCGGCGCATTTCGACGACCAGGCGACTTGTACGCCGTGCGTAGGCGCGGTGTGCACCCAGCGTGTCGTTTCGTAGATCGTGTACACCACCGTGTGCAGTAAGTCTGACCTAAAACATGCTCTGAACTGGTAGGGCGGGTCGGGCTCGAACCGACGACCAGCGGATTATGAGTCCGACATTTCGGTATCATCGACGGTGTTGATGATCTGAAACATGCTGCTAGGAAGCACTATCGGTTTAGTTGTATACATTGCGTATACCTAATGTCGTTGACACCTATGTGGACACCTAGAGGGGGATGGGGATGGCATTCCAGAAGAAGCCGGGCAAGAAGAGGCCGCCCCGCGCCAAGGGCGAGGGCGGGATCTTTCAACGGCCCGACGGCATGTGGGTCGGCTCGGTCGAGGCGGGATACGACGCCAACGGCAAGCGCCGCCAGAAGCGGGTCTACTCGAAGGACTACCGCAAGCTCGTCGACAAGCTCAATGAGGTCAAGTCCGAACAGGCCGACGGGCTGAACCTGGACCGAACCGTCACGGTGACGAAGTGGCTCGACTACTGGCTCCCCCAGATTCACCGCGAACGCATCCGGCCGACCACCTACGACGACTACCGATGCACCGTCAACAACATCAAGCGGACCATCGGGAACAAGCGGCTCATCGACCTGACCCCGGCAGACGTGCGCCGCATGCACACCCACATCGGCCGCGGACAACGCCGGGCCCAGAAGGCTCACGTCGTGCTCCACAAGGCATTGAAGGATGCGCTGGCCGAAGGTCTGCTGCGCCGCAACGTCGTTGACGCGGTCGACCCGCCCGAGGTACGTAAAGGTGAACGAGCCGCCATGGCGATCACCGATGTGCAGAAGCTCCTCAGCTACGCGGCCGGGAACCGCAACCACATGGAAGCCACCCGATGGCTGCTGCTCTTCCTCACCGGAACCCGGCAAGGCGAATCCCTTGGACTCACCTGGGACCGGGTCGACCTGGAGCGCGGTGCAATCGACATCTCATGGCAGCTTCAGCAGCTCAAGCGTGCTCACGGCTGCGGCGACAAGACCGACAAGGGCTGGCCGTGCACCCGCAAGCAGCGCTGCCCCACGCCAGTCTGGGACATGCCGATCAAGTTCGAGTACGAGCCGCTACATGATTCGCTCGCGCTGACCCGCCCGAAGTCCCAGTCGGGGCGGCGCTGGGTTCCCATCATCGAACCTTTGCGCCTGGCGCTGGTCGAGCTACACAGGGTTGACGGCAGCCCGAACCCGCACGGCCTGGTGTTCCACCGCGGCGACGGCACGCCCGTTCCCCCGCGGGACGACTACGGCGCGTGGAAGAAACTCCTGGCCGACACCGGCCTTCCCGACGTACCGCTGCACACCACCCGGCACACCGCGGCGACGGTGCTGCGGGCGGCTGGCGCCGATGAGCAGACCCGCATGGAGATCCTCGGCCACAACTCCCCCGAGGTGACCCGGATTTACGCGCACGCCGACCAGGCGAGGAACTCGACGATGATGGACGCGTTGGGTGTTCTCGCCCCTCCACCGAACGCGAAAAGCGCCCCCACCCCGTGAGCGGTGAAGCTCTAGGGGTGGGGGCGCTTGGATCGGCTCGGAAGCCGGGCGGGCTTTACTGCAGGCCGTACGCGTGTGCATGGGGTTACTGAAGCACCCTGGCCCGCACGCTATAAACAGGCCCTGACCTGCGGTTACTGCAGGCCGTAAGCGTGGGTCGGCGTGATGGTCACCTTCCCTGTCGCCGACAGGTTCACCGCCGGGTTCAGGGCCTTGCCGTACAGGTAGGTCGCACCCTGCCAGACGCCGTAGAACCCGATGTTGCCGGCGGGTACGTCGAATTGGATTGGGTCGCCGGTGATTTTGCCGCGGCCGGTGCCGGCTTCGACTTCGGACGGGTTCCACACGACGGCTTTGCGGGCGTATCCGCCGCCGGTCAGTTCCGAGGCTCCGGTGGTGCCGGGGTCGGCGCTGTGCAGGCTGATGGTTTGGGTGGTGAGCGCGGTCAGGGTGTTGCCGCCGGCGTTCGCGGCCAGTCCGCCGATCAGGTTGGCGACGGCTTTCTTGAATGCGTCGGATCCGTTGACGCGCAGTTGCGCGAATGTCTCGTCGGGGGTGGTTTCGGTGTCGGCCATGATAGGTGGAGCCTTTCTGTGTGTTTGTTGCTGACATTCATTCTCGCGGATTGCCGGTCAGGTTTCTTCCCGCACAACACCATCCGCTGTATCCGGTTCGTCTGCCGGATCGCGTGCGTAGCCGTCTGGTTGTTGTTCGGACCACAATCCGTTTGGTGATTGGAGGGATTGGCGGCGGTCTTCGGCGCGCAGGGCGGCGGTGATGTAGGCGCGTATCCACACCCTGCCGTTGCCGCCTCTGGTGCCGTCGTCTACGGAGGTGAGGAAAATGCCTTTGCCTCCGGTGCCGCCCGCGCCTGGTTCGCCGCCGGGTGCGCCGCTGCTGGGGAGGGTGACACCACCGATGTAGGTGATGCCCTTAAGCGTGTAATTACCTGGAGCATTGCCCCAACGGTTAGGGCTTGTGCTGCCCCGCCCACCACCGGCGGTGACCGCGATAGCACCCACCCGCGCAATAGAGTTCGTCCCCGGCCTGCCGTCGTCACCGACCGTGAAGGCACTTCCAGCGCCGCCGAGGCCGCCTTGGCCGACTGTGACCGAAATGGTTTGACCGGCAGCGAAATCTGCGCCCTTGTTGAGTGTTCGTGTGGCCCATGTTCCCGCGCCGCCGCCGGTTCCGTCGCTGTTGAGTGCGCCGCTTCTGCCGCCTTTGCCGCCGCCGCCACCACCGACCGCGATCACGTCGATGTGGTCAGCCCACGCCGGGATCGTGACGGAGCCGTTAGCGCTGAACACTTGGGTTTGGGTGACGTTGAGGATGGGCGGTTCCACTGATTCGATCAGTGGCGCAATGACAAGCCCATTACTGCATGCGATGAGCACCCGATCACCGCGAGGATGGGATGCCACCTGGACGGGTTTGGTCACCGCGATCTGCGCGGTGACCTGCTTACGCACAACATCAATGACCATCACCTTGTTGTCATACGGCAGACTGGCGAACACGGTCGATTCGGTGGCGGAAGCAATGACTTGCGGGCGGATGAAGAGCCGTTCATTGCCACCGGACCCGTCGATGAAGTTGAACGGTATTACCCCGTCTGGGTGACCCATGCCGTCGAGGGTTCCCCGCATCCCCCATATCCCAGTGCCGACACCAGTCAAACCCGAAAGTACTCCGGTGCCAAAGATATTCGGCTGAGACTGGTTCGACCAAACTCTTGTTTGAGGGTTGAAGTTCAGAACTGTTCCACCCACGGTGTAGAACAGTTGCCCATCGTTGCGGCGAGTTGAATCCACCGCGAAATTGTTTGGCACGGTGCTCAACCCAGGTTCTGGGTAGGTGTTTGTCACCGCAGCGGTTTGAGTGTCGATCACCCGCATCACCGGACGTGCGGCCTCGTTCACCGAGGTCACGACGTAAAGGTAACGCCCATCGGTTTGCATGGGAGGGGCGAGCAACCCTGTGCCGTTCCCAATTCCGACCGCGATAGGTGTACCAACAAAATTGTTGGAAGCCGTATCCAAAACAGAAACAAGTCCGGTTAATCCGTTGGCAGTAGCGAACGCATACACCTTGTCGCCCACCACACTAACTTGCCGCGCCCACGGCAGCGTGAGCCGCTTAGTGATGGTGTTGGTGCGAAGATCAACCACCACCAACTCGCCGGTCCTGGCCGCGCCAAGCAAGCCCGCCGCCCACCACGCCGAAATGTTATTGACACACACATACGCTGTTAGGCCGTCATCAGAAACCGCAACCGCCGTCGGCACACCAGCAACAGAAACCACCGCCCCGATAGTCTCCGGGTCCGGTTTCAACGGTGGCAGCGGATCAACCCAATTTTCCTCAGCCTCCACACTTGCGTCCACAACGCTGAACGACACCGCCTCAGAGCCTGCGTCCGTACCCGCGTCAGAAATACCGAACGAGTACGACGTCGCGCTTGCAGATAGCAGCGCCGCTACCGACGCCCACGCCGTCGACACCGAGGTGGCCTCACTACCCGCATCCGTACCAGCATCAGAGACACCAAACGAGTACGACGTCGCAGCCGCCCCAAGGCGTGCTGTGACAGTCCCACCGACCACGCTCTGAGACACAGCCTCCGACGACGCATCAGAACCAGCATCAGTAATGCCCACACTGAACGAGGTCGCCTCACCGGCCAGCAGCGCGACAAGGCCCGCGCCGGCCGTCGAGGTCGACACCACCTCAGCTGAGGGATCGGTGGCCAACGTCGAACCGACGCTGTAGGACACCGCGCCACCGGCAGAGAAGGCCACCAGTTGCGCCCACGACGTCGACGTCGACACCGCAGTTGAGGCCGGGTCGTCAGCCGCCGACGTTGCGACACTGGTGGACACCGCAGCCGCCTCAAGCACCGCCACCAACGCACCGCCAGGCGTCGACGTCGAAGTGGCCGCGGATCCCGCATCGGAACCGGCGTCAGAAACACCCACGCTGAACGAGATGGCATCCGCAGCCGACAGCACCACCACCGTCCCGCCCGCAGTCGACAACGACAACGCAGCGGCATCGGGATCATCACTCAAAGTGGATCCGACACCGTACGAGAGGGCCGCGGCGATAGTCGACGGCACCACCGTCGCCCAAGTGCTCGACGTCGACACCGCCACCGATCCCGGGTCAGCCGGCGTCGAGGAACCGACACTGCTTGAGGACGCATCGGCGTCCAGTGCCGGCACCACGGTCGCCGACGTCGACGACAGCGACACCGCCGGCGTATCGGCGTCAGATCCCGACTCGGAGACACCAACGCTGAACGAGGTGGCATCGCCGGCCAGTAGCGGCAGCAAAGTCGCCCCGGCGGTCGACGTCGACAACGCCGCCGCGTCAGGGCTGTCACCGTTGAGTGTCGAGCCGACGCTGTAGGACACCGCGGCCGCGGACACCGCAGGAACCGCAGTCGCCCACGCATCGGACAAGGACACCGCAGCGGATCCCGGGTCGGCCGGGGTAGACACACCGACACTGCTCGAGGTGGCGGCAGCATCGAGCAGCGGCACCAACACGCCGCCGGCCAGCGACAAAGACACCGTTTCGCTGGCCGGGTCGTCACTTGCGGTCGAGCCGACGCTGTACGAGACAGCCGGGCCGGTCACATGCACCACCAGCACCGCGCTCGCGAAGCTGGTCGACGTCGCCGCCGCATCACCGTCAGGAGTGGATACCGCGAAACTGAACGAACCCGCATCAGCGGCCAACATCGGCACCGCCGCCGCCGAACACCAAGACGTCGAATCAGCCCGCGCAAGGTTCACCGCCAGGTCTGG